TTCACTCACAAGTCAGGTGCCCCCGTGCCTTCTTCCGATCAAGAACTTTCCGAGTGGGCCGATTGTCTTGACGAGAAAGTAAATCCCCTCAAGAGGGTGCGCCCCGGACCTCTCGTGGACTGGTCACCCCCAGGTAAGCACGATAGCGCGCTGCAAGCCGCAAGGCGAGGTTTTCATGCTCGCTTGGTGGCTACCCCCGGAGTAGTAGCTGCGGGCGCCGATGCGGAGGGCGTGGGGGCTTCTCTTTATCTACAGGCCCTTGTGTACCAAACATCTGCCACCACGGAGGCGAATTTCGAGACATTGCGCACGCTCAATGAGACTCCGGACGGTTGGACGTTTTCTGAATCCGCACTCGAATGGATGTACGCGCGGCAACTCGCACTGGGTTTCAACGGTGTATGGTCTCCACGTCCACCCGAGGTATGGCGTGATGCTCGACGGGAGTGGGCGTCCTACGTGAGAGAGATCTTGTCGCGGTCTCAATCCATAGACTCCGAACTCGCAGTGACCAATGCAGTGGATGATGGCAAGCTGCCAAGTGGCCGAGAACCATTGGCCAAGTGGCGCGCCATACGGCCGACCTTCAAGATCAACCCCAAGGACATTTGGCACGATGAAAGTGCACTGGCGACCTGTGAAGCGTGGATAAAACAGGGACCGGGTATCGTGTGGGTGTCCCACGTATTTTTTGGTCGGGAGCTCTCTCGGCGCACCGGGGTCCCCTACTTCGGACAAGAGGCCACCGATGCTCAAGGCCGACATCTACAAGCCTTCGCCGACCACGTCGTGGACAAGCCGGTACCGATCATCGCCAGTGCATTCGCTTGCGTGGAGGGCCTCAACCTGCAAAAGACGTGGGATCGCAACCTCATTTCTGCCCCCGATCCCTCCGCCAAACAGTGGGAACAGCTCCTAGGGAGAACGCATCGACCAGGACATCGCAGCGATGAAGTAAGTGTGGACGTAATGATCGGTTGCATCGAGCATTGGGAGGCGCTACACAAGGCAATGGCGCAAGCTAAGGCCACGGGGGACATGATGGGATCGACGCAACGCCTAACGCTCGCGGATAAAATACTCCCAAAAGAAGTGGACATACTCTCTCAGGCAGGCTATCGTTGGAATCGAGCATAGCGCTCAAAACACACACACGCACCACAAATAGGTAAGTACATGTCAAGCAATCTCGCAAAGAAACTTTTCACGGGCACGGGTTCGAAGGAGATTACGGATCGCCTCCCGGGGTTTGAAATCGGGAATTATGTTGTCGAGGTCAAGAAACTCCTCGCGTTCGAGACCAAAATGCACGGAAGTGCGCTCATTGGTGAGTTCAAAGTCGTAGAGTCCGATAATCCCGGGATTCGGGTTGGCTCGGAGCGTTCTTGGTATCGCAGCATGAATGGTCTGTCGGCGGGGCCCAGTACAGACCTTCTGTACCAACTTGCCTTCGCTTGCGAGGGTCTGGACCGAAGCGATCTCAATCAAGAGGAGAAAACTGGAGCCTCCAAAGCGATCGAGGTCAAACTCGTGGAGTGGGCCGATGATCTTTACAAGGGGTCCAAAGTCCGCATTCGGGTCGAGGACGAAGCGGGCAAGGGTAAGCACGAGGGTAAAACCTTCCAGAAGTTCTACTTCACCGCCGTGTAGCTCCTCGACAACTGCATCGAAAGCACATGGGGTGCATCTCAGGGAACCCTGAGGAGGAGAGCCGATAGCCCGGCTCGTGTGGTTCGAATCCACGTCGATGCCCCGGTCTCGGGTACTGGCAACCGTACCCCAAGCAGAGGGATCTCGAGTAAAAGAGATAGATGCCGGCAGATCCGGTCGGCGGCCCTAAGGTACACGAGGCCGTTTCTTCCAAGCCCCGGCTACCCTGGGGCTTTTTCTTTGGTGTACCCGTTGACAGACCCCGAGAGAGAATTATCTTCAGTGGGGTGAGGGCAGTGGATGTCCCCGGGAGGATGAGACGATGAGCGCGATAACCACGGACGAGATGGCGGAGAAGATTGTTGAGGTGCTCGAGAGCAAAGGCCGCGCCGCTAAGGTGTGGGACAAGGGCGGCCTGGTCCGCATCTACGTCAAGAGCGCACTTGGCTACGGCGCCAAGGACCACGGCTTCATCGAGATTTTGCTGAGCGGGGAACGCAACTACAAGGGTCTCACGAGGCAGATGGCGGGGACTCGTGACTTGGTTGAAGATGCTCTCTCTGTTGAGGCAGGGGAATGAAGTTATGGTGTTGACGTGGTCTTATCCGCCAGATGGCTGGGGGCTGGTACCTGGTCGATTCGGCGCTAACGGAGGGAATGTCGTGAAAGTCTACTGCACCAAGTACGCATTGACTCGAGGGATCCTGGAGGTCGAAGGGCGAATCGTGGGATCCTCGTTCGAGGAGATTATCCCCGGGGGGTCGACGGCACATTTCTGTCCCCAGGAGAGTTTTTCGAGACGTTTGAGGAGGCTAGAGAGCGCTGCCTCGAGATGAGGGATGCTGCAATCGTTTCAAGTAAAAAGAAGCTCGAGCGCCTAAATAAGCTCTCGTTTAGCGATTCAAATCCGCTACGTACGTGAGGAGGAATCATGAAAGTCTATTGCACCAAGTATGCGCTTACCCGCGGGATTCTCACATTCGAAGGGGAGGTTGTCGAGTCAGGACAGGCGTATAATACTCTCCGATATTTCTCGCCGAAAGATCCTCAAGCGGATCTTCTCAAAGACAGCGAATGGTATTTTTGGTGGAGTGACGCACACGACAGGGCGGGGGATCTTCGAGCCCGAGAAGTGGGTAGACTAAAAGCCCAAATCACCCACTTGGAGTCGATCAAATTCACGCGACCCGAAGACCTCGTGGAGAACACCCCGAGTCCCGAGAATCCCCCCCAACGCCACCGAATGGACGAGACGCACGAAAAAGAGTACCGTGAAGGTTTCGCAAAAGGGGTAGAGGAGTGTGAAGTGGCTTACACCAAGGGCCATAGAGACGGTGAAGAATTCGCCGTCTCTTGCATACAAGCACGGGCCAAACTAGCACACGCAACAACGGCAGAAATTCTCTTGGACATCGTGCGAGAAATCCGGTGCGAGGAATGGGGTGGCAAATGAAGGATTTCTGTAAAGAGTGCGAGGCCGAGAGATTTGAGTCCGAAAGGACTATCGAGTTGCTCTTACAGCGATGCGAAGAACTACACAGAGAAGTCGTCACCGTCAACGATACCGTCCGTAGTCTGACCCAAGAACTCAAAGAGGCGCGGGCCCGCATCGACCAATTAGTGAGCTTCTTATGATGTCCCCACAATTTATGTGGGACTACCTCAGCGATCGAACCGTAGAACCCCCCGAGACCGGCCCCATCAAATATACCTTGACGGACCTCGGGGCAAGTCTTTGGAGGAACTATGAAACACAACGGCCCGGGCTCATTCTGGACTCTATTAATGTCTGCTCCGCCAAGAGGCATCCAGCAGAAATCCACATCGTCGATGAACAGGGAAATCTCTTGCATATCACTAAAACGAAAAAGCTCTATGATACTTCCGGAGGAGCGTGAACAATGAAGATATACATCGGTTCTGCCTGCAATTGTTCGCGGTCAGGCAAGGTGGTAAAATAAAGTCACATCTTGACAAAGTGATACGCGTTGCAAAGATGGTGGATGAGGAGACGGAACATGAACGCAAAACAAGCAGCTCGGCTCGAGTATCAGGTGGCGATCGACAACCTCATGCGAACCAGCGCCAAGTACGGCGTCTTGCACGAGATCACCAAAGCGGTGCGACTCGACGTGCGCGCAGCTAGGGAACAGTACGCGGCAGCGCTTTCCCGCCAGGGGGTGGTGTGATGGGTAACGTATACAAGATTATCGCGTGTGTTCTTCTGTCTGGTTGTGCGCAAGGAATGGACCCGGCGCCCGAGAGCATCGGGGGAGACGCTCCGGTGTCCGCAGAAAAGCCTAGCGAGTCGAAGATCGACAGCGTGTGCGTAGCTCCTACTGGGATCTACCTCGTGGACTACGTATCCGGCGGATGCGGCCCTACGCCGCTCACGGTATCGGAGTTCGATCAGGGGCTGCTGGTTACTGAGCTCCCGGGCGTGGTCCAGAACTTCGACGCGCTCATCTGCCGCACCACGGTTGCGATTGGCCTTGAATCGGTCGATGTCACCTGGAATGGCGATGTCGGAACAGGAACCTTCGACAACGGGCGCTGCGAGACGCCCTTCGCGGTGAGGTTCATAAAGCAATGAGCCAGGATCTGAAATGCAAACTCAAGGAGAAGCGGCTCGAGTATTTTATTCGACTGGTGGATATCGGGTTCGTTCCGGGGGACACTATCGTCTTCAACTCCCAGGGAAAGCCGATTGGATATTCTGGCCCGTTGAGGAACGCGTCTACGAAAAAAGAATGTAAAGAATATTTTCAGAAAGCTGCTGAAGGAATATTTTGAGAAGCCGGTGGCGGAGGAATACGAGGTTGCCCCTGCTGACATGGCCGTCCGCTGCGTCTCCTGCCACGTGGAGAGCAGTCACGCCAAGGGACATCATCGGGGTCTCTGCTACGAGTGCAATGAGGCAGGCCGATGAGCGGAGTGGGGGATGTGCCTGGATTGAGCCGGCGGATGAATCTCGGACAGGTTTGGCGGCACCCGCAGACCCATCCCGACATGGAATGGGAGGTCGTGGATACACTGAGCCCATCTCGCCAGCGCCGGATGGGCGATTATGCGAGATATGCGGTACTCCGGGACGACGCCGGCGATGAAATCTATGTGAGATTAGACTCATTATGGGGACCAGGCCTGGGATGGCAGAGGTTGGCGTGAGAAATATAGACCATAGTACGCATCGCGGATGAGCAGGAAGAAGATGCGGGACTACATCGAGGATGCGTTGATGCGTTGATGCTTAGGTTTTGCGTTGGATTCACCCTGTGCCGGATGTGGTGAGGGAATCGTCGCCACGGGTCTTGACTCGGATATCTCCGTGTGTATCTTCAATGGGGTGAGGGCAGTGGGTGCCCACAGGAGGATGGGAAGATGACCACGGAAGAGATGACGGACAAGATCGTGGCAGTACTCAAGGTCTCGGGAAAACGGGCTAAAGCGCGTAACAAGGTCGGTTTCACCCGCATCTACGTCAAAAACTTTCCGCGATATTGGCCAAAAGACCATGGGTCCTTCGATATTCTTCCCTCTGGCGAGATCGACTACAAACGTCTCAAGAGCAATCCGGTCAGTATCCGCGAAATTGTAGAGTGTGCGATTTCGGACATGGAGGAGGATGACCGTGGAGATTCGAGGGCTTGCGTGACGGCCGAAAGGCATGCTGGGATACCTTGGGCCTAGAGAACGAACAGCTCCGCCAAGATCTCGAGATCTGTAGATCCGAGAATGAAGAGCTTCGTATGGAGAATGCCGGCCTTCGTGACACCCTAACTAACCCAGGGCGCACACTTTATCTCGGAGATTACGATGAGCGAAAATAATCATTACAGTCCGTACAGCCATCTGTGTGGTAAAAGTGTCGAAGAAGTCCTTCGGGCCGCCAGGAGTCTCCTGTCAGACGAGTGCCGCTGGACAAAGGGTGCCCACGCGAGGAGTCCCTTGGGGTTGCCCGTGGACGCATGCCACCCAATGGCGTCATGCTACTGCCTACAGGGAGCGATCACCCGCGCTGCAGGTGGGACGACTGCTCCTGGATGCGAGGGCGCGATCAGTGAAGTCGAGGGCGTTGTGGCACGTGCGCTGTCGCTCGGCTTTACCCTGTTTAGCCCGTCTCAAGCGTTCAACGACGATCCAGAGACGACTCATGAGCAGGTCCTGGCGGTTCTAGACGAGGCGATCGAGGGTGTGGGTGGCAAATGAAAAGGCATCTCAAGGAGATTAGAGGCTATTTGAAGATATTCGCGACCCCCGGCGGCATGCATTGGGAGGTACGGTACTGTGATATCCACGAGGAGTACATCTTCTTGCTACGCGACACGGAGGGGTAGCGCAGATCACCAGGGTGGATCGTGACCTGTTGGAGGGCGCGGCGAGGGGAGATGGCCTCAAGTGGCTCGTGATGGGGATTGCTGGCGTGAGTGTGACGACGCCGTGAGCCGCACTGGAGACTTAAAGGATCGGTACGACAAGTTGAAACGCAAGGCGCAGCAACTCCAGGCCGAGGGAAAATTATCTACCCGTCTCACATGTGAGGAGGTTGCGGACTGGGCCTACGGAAACGCCGTCATTGAGAACAGCGATGTCACGCGCGAGATGGCAGAGCATGCAGCCGCTGAGCTTTTCGAAGATACATCGCAGCAGACTCAAGGAGAGCATAATGAAAAGACTCAGTGTGAACACGACAGCCTGGCTCAATCCCGCAACGTCACAGCTGGAGAAGCCTGAGCCGACGGATCGTCTGGAAGAAGTGCGGCAGCGATGCAATGAACTTCAGGAGCGCCTCGCGAAACTAGAGGACACTCTCTACCTAAAACTAGGACTCAAGCCGTGAGATACCGCGTAAGCCGGCTATTAGATTTCAGTCGCTATGAGACTCGTGCGACGGTGGACATGGCCTTGGTGCTGGCGGAAAAACTCTCCAAGACCCCTCCGGTAGGCGTTTCGGACGCGTATGGGAGGTACATGGTCTGGGAGACTGAGGGCTACGATCTCCATTGTGTACGGGCGATCGCCACCAAAGGCGTGGCACGGTGGGTCATCGAGTGCGATTGTATCGGGACTTTCAAGGCGTGCGCGAAATGCATCGCGGGGTATCTCGAGGAGGATAAAGATCGTGGATAATTTCGGAGAAGGCGGGGAAACGCTTGAAGACAAGGTGGACAAAGACCGATTCAAAGCCGTCGAGTACGGAGAGGATTTGATCAAGGCCTTTGAACTTGGTAGAGCGAAGGGCCACGAGGAGATGCTATCTGAATGCATCCGAATCCTCCGGCATGGGTTCTTCTTCCATTCAGCTCGCTATCTCGAAGAGGAGGGTGCACCGTGAACTGCTGTGTTGCATGCACTGAAGATATCGATGCGGATTGGACCGTGAGATGCGGAGAATGTGATGAGTTCGTGTGTGAGGATTGCATCGTGGATGGCTACGCAGAAGATGATCCTGATGAATGGGTGGGTTGGTTCTGCCCTGGGTGTTGTCCGGTGCGCGAGGATATGACATGAGCATGCCCAGCGACATGACCTATGAAGAGCTCATCGCGTGGGCCAAGACCCTCCCGCCCATGACTCCCGAGGAACGTGAAGTCCAGAGTGTGAACTTCTCCTGGGGCAATGTGGCTCTTTCATACGCCGCCAACGATCCGGCGCAAAAGACCCTGTCAGAGTGGCGTGACGCAAGACTTAGGGAGATAAGGCTGAAGTACCTCAAGAGAACTGGAGATAAGCCGTGAAAAGACTCTTGTACTTCATCATTCTCGTGCTTATCCTGCTCTACATAGAGGGACCGGACGATGGCGTGGATTGATCTCGAGCAAGGAGTCCTAGAGGAATTTGCGGAACGGTCCTCCACGGAGATAAGGCATCTAGCCGGCCGGTCTACGGAGGCTGTTCTTTATCGTCTCTGGCAGAAGAAGTTGCTCCAGGCTAAAGAGTGGAGATCGGAGCACAGGGAACACTGCCGCGAATACCTTCGACTATGTCGCTCCAAGAATCCCGTGACGTACCGCGCTCTCCACGTGAATTGGTGGGAGGAGCGAACAAAAGAGCAGAAGGCGCTTGCTCGCGCATCATGGCGCAAGTACTACTACGCCAACCGAGAGAAGGTCCTCAAGCGAAACAACGATCGGAGGCTAGGAAAAAGGGAGCGAACTCCCGAGCAGAAAGTGGCCCGTTTAGCGGACAACAAGGCCTACTACGCAAAACACAAGGAACGGATCCTGGCAAAGAAAAGGGAGCGGCACATGGACCAACGCAAAGAGCAACAGAAGGCAGCATGAAACAAGCTACCAATGGTATGAAGTTCGACGTGAAGAGCCTCGGCGATGGCCGAGTGGATGTCCTCCTGAAGGATGCCAACGGCAGCATGGCGGCCCACTTGAATCGTGAAGAAGCCGTCTCGCTTTATCTTTTTTTGCAACAGGCCCTAAAAAGCTAAACACAGAAACTTCGGAGGAACCCCCTATGATTGTCTCCTTCGACCTCGAAACAGCCATCATCCGACCAGGTCTCCTCGCTCCGCCCGTGACTTGCATGACGTTTGCATCCCTGGGAGAGCCTGGCAACATCGTGCACCACACGGGTGTCCGCGATGTCATGAAGACATGGCTCCTCGATCCGGGGATATCCTTCGTTGGCCAGAACATCGCGTTCGATTTCGGTTGCATCTGTGAAGAGTACCCCGATCTCCTTCCTCTTGTCTTCGAGGCCTACGATGCGGACCGTGTAACGGACACCAAGATCCGAGCGCAGCTTTTGGACATCGCCGCAGGGCTCTTCGCAGGTTGGCCGGAGGGTGGCAAGTGGGTAAAACCCAAGTATTCCCTCTACGATCTCGCCAAGAGGTTCACATCCCGCTCGCTGGTGAAGGACGATTGGCGCATGTTCTACGCCGAGTTCCGGGACGTACCCTTAGACCGGTGGGTCGCGCACGCCAGAGACTTCCAAGAGAGGTCCAAAGCCGATCTCGCTCGCGCCGAGACACGAGTCCGACTTGATCCAAAGAACAAGGAAAAAAAGTTCGCTCTCGCCAACCTCAAAGGAATGATCGCCTCCGACCCACAACGAGTTATCGACTACGCGGTGGAAGATGCGGTCGTGACGCTCGAGATCTATGAAACGCAGGAAGTCCACAAAGCTTTTCTGGAGAACCAGTTCGAGCAAGCGCGTTCGGGGTTCTGGCATCACTTGATGTCCGCATGGGGGCTCCGGACATCACCGGAAGGCGTAGAGAAGCTCCGACAAGCCACTGTCAAGGCACACGGTACGGTGCAAACTCGGCTCATACAGGCAGGCATCGTACGCCCTGACGGCTCCCGAGATATCAAGGCAGCGGCTGCGCACATGAAGAGCGTGTGCTACAGAGCTGGCATACCTGTGCGTCTTACGGAAAAGGGCAACGTCGTACTCGACGCCGACGCCTGCGAGGCCTCGGAAGATCCCGCGATGGCGGACTATGCCCTCCTGACCTCCTACGGGAACATCCTGCAAAAAGACATCCCGATGCTACTCGCGGGCACCGTGACGCCGGTGCAAAGCAGATTCGATCTGGCCGCCACTGGACGAGACACGTCGAGTAAACCGAATGTACAGAATCTGAGAAGCATGACGATCGAGACCGACGACGATGAGCTCAGTATCCGAGAGTCTTTCGTCCCTCGCGAGGGGTGGTGCTTCATCCAGGGTGACTGGCCTGCTCTCGAATTGCACACGCACGCCCAGAGTTCGTTCGACATGTTCGGGGAGTCAAAGCTGGGAGAGATGATCAACGATGGCATCGACCCCCACACGGCGTTCGCCGCGCAACTTGAGAGCATCACCTACGAAGAGGCCCTGGAGTGTGCGAAGGATAAAAGCTGGATGCCTCGGAAGATCGCCAAAGTCTTCAACTTCGGCTTGCCCGGAGGGATGGGGGACAAGAAGTTCAAGATCTACCTCCGCAATGCCGGAATCGAACTCGACATCAAAACCATCCAATATTTCCGAGCTGTGTGGAAGAAAACGTTCCCGGAGATGCAGAAATGGTTCGATATGGCCGCCAAAGAGTGCAAAGACGGGGAGGGTATCGTGATGCTCCCACGATCGAAAAGGCGGCGCGGAGGTCTCAACTATACGAGCTGGTGCAATACTTGGTTCCAAGCTCCGGGCTCCGATTGCATGAAGCGGACGGGTTGGTGCATCTCCAAGGAGTGCTACGTCGACAAGAGGAGCCCTCTGTTTGGCTCTCGCATCGTCAACATCGTGCATGACGAGTTCATCCTGGAGACACGCCTGGGACCCGGGGCTCACGATGCAGCGATGCGTCTCAGCCGGCTGATGGCGGAAGGCGCTAATGAGTTTGTGCCGGATTGCCCCTTCGAGGACATCGAAGTCCTCCTGATGAACAGATGGGCTAAAGGAGCCAAACCGGTACATGACTCTGAAGGGCGGTTGGTGCCGTGGACTTGACGTGCGGGTGCGTAGACGCAAAGCACTGCGCAAAAGGTCTATGTCGGAAGTGTTACAAAGCGGTCTACTACAAGGAGAACTCCGAAAAGATCGCGGCCTACCGCAAGGAGAACGCTGAGAAGATCGCAACTCAGAATGCGGTCTACCGCAAGGAGAACTCCGAAAAGATCGCGGCCTATTACAAGGAGAACGCTGAGAAGATCGCAGCCCGGCAGTCGGCCTATTACAAGAAGAACGCCGAGCAGACCGCAGCCCGGCAGTCGGCCTACCGCAAGGAGAACGCTGAGAAGATCGCAACTCAGAATGCGGTCTACCGCAAGGAGAACTCCGAAAAGATCGCGGCCTACCGCAAGGAGAACGCTGAGAAGATCGCAACTCAGAATGCGGTCTACCGCAAGGAGAACTCCGAAAAGATCGCGGCCTACCGCAAGGAGAACTCTGAGCAGATCGCAGCCCGGCAGTCGGCCTGGCGAAGAGCCAACAAGACACGCTGCAAAGATTATGCGCACGCGCGAAGAGCCCTTCTTGCAGGTCTGCACAAGGAGAAATACGACTTCGCGGCTATCTGCGAGGCGTATGGATATCTCTGCGCCTACTGCATAGAACCTCAGCCGGGCGTGAGGCTAACCCGGGACCATGTCGTAGCGATTACAGATCCTATGTGCCCGGGTGACATCGGCTCCAATATCGCGCCTGCATGTAAGTCCTGCAACAGCTCGAAAAGCAACAAGTCTCTTGCCGAGTGGTGCGCAAGGACGGGCCGGAGTATCGAGACCTTTGAAGAATTCCAGGAGAGACTCTTGACACTCGAATCGTAAGGATTATTATGGGACCGTGAACAAAGAACGACTTCTCATCCTCGCGGACTTCCTGGACACGGTGCCGGAAGATCGGTTCGACATGAGACGGTGGGCTGACGCGGGCTTTTCTGATGGGAAATGCGGCACCCGCGCATGCGCATTAGGGTGGGCTTGCACTATTCTGGAGTTCCAGCAGCTTGGGCTTTACCTGGAGGAGCAGTACCCGGACACGACGGATCGCCGATTCGCGCCGGCGCTCGACTACCACGGAGACGAAAACTACGGGGGCGCTCTTCCTAGTTTCAATGATGAAGAGAATCGAACTCATGCAGAAATCCTAGCGGTCCTGGACGAGGCGATCGCCACATGGGAGGGGTCATGAGCGCGCTTCGCTCACTCGCCGAAGAGTTCGTCACGCATTACAGCCCGGGGGGTCGCAACGAAGTGGGAGATAGTTGGGTCTGGCGGTTCCGACTTGCAATAGCTGAGGATGACCATGACGCCAAGGTAGTACATGTAGACGATAGAGTAGAGTCACTACTCGATGCCTATGAAGCCCGCAAGAGGGCCGAAAAGAAGTTCCCCTAAGAAGTATCCCCAGCCCCGGTCACCCAGGGGCTTTTTGCATCCTACATGCCTTGACGAGATGCAATCCGTGCATTATCTTCATCCTATGAATGAAACGCTGGATGTACCCCTCGAACTGCTCGATCTGCTGAAGCGACATCTATACGGCATGTCCGGTCGGTCTAACATGTCCTTGGGCGAGACACTCGTAGGGGATGTGTTGCCGTTGCGTGTCCCCCGCGCGGACTACGCTGTGCCCGTGGGTCAGAAGATGTATGTCCTACGTGTCGCAGGGAACTACTCGAAAGTGACGAGGGTAGCGTGAGCGATCTAGGCCTATGTAGCAAATGGGGCTGTTCCAGCCCCACGCTCCCCGGGGATACGGCATGTCGAAATCATAGGGTAGGCCCTGCCCCCAATTGGGTGGAGCCTCCTCGCGATGCTATCCCCCCACCACCTCGCTGGCCAGAAGAGGCTCATGCCGAGGGTCCCGTCCTACCCGCCGCCCCTCGCAAGGACGATCAGGGCAAGGACCGCATGTCGCTCCTCCCGTGGAAGGCTCTCAGACTCGCGGCCAAGGTGCTCACCTTCGGGGCCCAGAAGTACGGTAGCAATAATTGGCAGGGTGTCTCTACGGAACGGTATGAAGACGCGTTATTGCGCCACTACGAGGCATGGCGGGGGGGTGAGCGTAACGATCAGGAATCCGGACTCCCTCATCTCGCACATGCGGCGTGCTGTGTCCTATTTATCCTGGCCCAGACTGAAGGTCTGGACGGAACCCGAGGTTCTGTAGGTATTGTGCAATCCACTATCAAGGTCGAGGCATCTTAGACATCATGAAGATTACAGTTACCAACCTATTGTCCAACATGGGCGACGTAGACTACAACGAAAACGACGAGACCTTCGACAACGCGCTGGCTCGAGCCATCCGTGAAGGGCTTATCGTTAGGCGGGGAGATCGGTACTATGCAAAGGATGCCGCCCCTAGGTCGACCAAAGGAGATTCTGATGCATCCAACTGATGAGCAAGTTCTTCGGGACTATGACGAGGCGCTCAAACACCGAGATCGTCTCTGTGTGATCTTCTGGTTGGCGCTCCTTGCCAGCATGTTCTGCTTAGGTCACGGGGTTGCGACACATGGCCGGGATGACTTCATTCTCACGGGCCTCCTCGGAGTACTTGCGGCAGCTTCGTATGTCAACGCGCGACATGTTCTCAGCACCCTGGCTAATGTCCTCGAGGATGCGGTCGCTCGTGAAGAAGCTCGCCGTGATGAAGAGGATACATGAGATATCTCCGAGATCTCGATATCTGTGGACAGAATATCTCCGTCTTTCTTGTCACTGAGGAAGAAATGAAAGAAGCGGACTCCTCACCAGGCAGCAATGTGCCGGAGGGTATCGCGAAGATCGAACAAGGCCGCATCTTGGTGCGGGACAATATCTCCGCTGACCGCCAACGTGACACTCTCCTGCATGAGATCATCCATTATCTTTTGGAGGCATCGGGGGTAGGTCCTAACATCGAAGGTTGGATAAAGAAGCCATACGAAGACAAGTGGGAGGAAGATCTTATCCGGCTCGTTACTCCCTGGATTTTGCACTTTATCTCGAACAATCTAAATATCCTCACGATCGCGCCAGCGGAAGTTTCGGGGGCAGTATGATTACCGTGCTCCTCGATATAGACGGGGTCGTCGCCGACTACGTGGGACATATTTGCAACCTCCTGCAGACGCGAGGCATCCTATACTCGCCCGAAGAGTTCACGGATTGGGATCTCTCAAAAGTGCTCGATCCAGAGAGCCTGAATATCCTCCGTGAGCTCTCGATGCAGCGGGGTTTCTGCGAGCAGATTCCTCTTTACTCGGGCGCTCATGAATTCTTAGGGGAGCTCGCGAAGGAGACGGATTTCATCGCGCTCACGGCCCCCACGCCGTCCCTGTATTGGACGAGCGAACGACAGGAGTGGATTGAGCCGTGGTCTCCTTTCGTGATCCATTGCCCTTCGCATCTGAAACATCTTGTCGGAGGAGACATCCTCATCGAAGATAACTTGCACACTGTGAAAGCATGGGCCGCGGCCCATCCCCGGGGTCGAGCCATCTTGTTCGACCGCCCGTGGAATGCCGATGATGCGGTATTTTCATGCTACACGCGCGTCCACACGTATCAAAGAGCCCTGCAGATCGTAATGGAGTTGTCCAATGTTGCATGACCTCATTCATCACACCTCGAAGAAACCCCGGGAGATCTCGTGGCTCACGGCCAAACTCCAGTGCTCCGAAAAAGAGCTTCGATCCACCATCGCTAACGGCAAGAAGGAAGGCTACAACCTCCACGTCACAGGGCAGCACGTCTTCACCAAGCTCGAAGTCGGCGTAGGCGCTCTCGTTGTCATCGGAAAACCGAGTCCCGGCCGTCACAAGATCGCACACGTCACGGACACGCACGCGGGGAGCCGACAATTCGCGCCCAAGGCCCTCAAGAAGTTTCTTTCCTTTGCATGGAAGGAAGGGTGCCGGTCGATCGCTTTCACCGGAGATGGTACCGATGGCGTCAAAAGCATCCTTCTGCCTGAACAGCGACTACATGGAGCAGATGAGCAGATCGATGAACTCGTCGACACGATGAAAGGCAACCCGTGGAAAGTCGCCGCCATCACCGGGAACCATGACTACTATTCATCGGATGCGATAGGCCTGGACATCGGGAAGATCGTTGAAGACCGCATGCGCAAGGCCGGCCTAGATTGGCATCATGCGGGAACGTGCCGTGGCAATGCTGTGATCGAAGGAGCCCGTACGCACCTTTGGCACCCCATGGGTGCGGCCAGTACACCCAATGCAATCCGTCGCATGCTCAACTCTCACGCGGAGAATTTACAAGATCCTACGGATCTCATACTGGCGGGACATCTTCATCACGTGGCTAGTTGCTACGCGCAGGCGGAGGACATTTTTTGCGCGAGCGGAGGCTGCTTCCAGGTCAAGAAAGGCTCGTTTGGGAACCGGATTTCTCGACCGTGGGATGTCGGTGCAAGCATCATATCGTTCACGGTAGACCGCAGGGGGCGAGCCTCCGAATTCTCATCCCGTTTCTATCCGGCTGTGCAAACATGAACAACCAAGAAGACCTATTGCTTCTTAGAACTCTTGTGGAGAGTTTCTGCACCGACGTCGAGACATCTGAACTCAGCCGAGGTTCGGGCTTTGGGCAGCACCCCTTCACGGATATGTACCCTCCGAGCGCTAGGATCGAACTCGTGCGTTGGGCTAGACGTTTTCGAGACGCTCTAGGGGAGGGTACGATTGGTACTTGACACACCTGGAAGCTCGGTTAGGTTCTCTTCATGAAGAAGATAGATCCCCGCATCGAAGAATTCCTCGATAATCTCGAAGCTAAAGATAGCGGGGCTGTCTTGGTGGCGATCGCACTGCTTTTGATCCTGCTGCATGTCTTGGCGGGGTCTTGACAGGATACGAGGCCGAGTTAGGTTCTGAGATATGAAAACGCGACCGTCCCCCAAGCCTCCGAGCAAACCTTCAGAATGGGACAATGCAACATGAAGATGCATGCCAACATGAATTGCAAGAACCATTGTGCCCACATCCTTTGGGATACAACAGCGGGGCTTTCAGTGAGGGCTGTCTGCACGGACCCCCGAGTCCTCGATCAAGCTCTTGCCATATTGTACAGAGGGGGATCGCAGATTCACACTATGGAGATTGTCGTGGATACACACATCTGGGAATGGAGGGCAACATGAAAGAGATGAATGTTCTCCCTGTAGGCTCTTCGGTCCGCATCACCCACGGCCCCCGCACCGGGCAGGTCGCCTCTCTCGAGGTGGCGCCGTGGAGTGAGATCGTCCCCAATCTCCACTCTCGTTCGGAAGCCATCCTACGCATCGATGAGACATACTTCTACCTACCGCCAGAGTACTTTGTGCCCGCGGAGCAAGTATGAACCGACGTCAACAAAATAAGAACGAAAAACGCACATGTAAAGGTGTAAACGGAGGAAGTCGATCGCAGTGGCGGAGGTATGTACGTCGCTTTTGGTCACGGGCCGCAAAGGTGGACTTCCGCGAGGGTCTGCCCTGGTCCGTCCACTACGCTTTCGCTCAGGGCTGGGATAATTGATGAGCCTCACCGAAAGCCAACGACGTCAGCTCGAGGTCGAGGATGCGATTTGCGCTGGGCTGCTGTACTATGAAAAGGGAGATCTTGTGCACATCTGGGCCGCATCTGTCCCTGAACTTAGGATCCCTTGGCAACTCTGCACAGAAAAGGAAATCACCGAGTCTATCATCTTCCATGAAGAGTTCTTCGATGCGGGAGAAGGCTGGCGTTTCTGTCGAGGATGTGGGTACGTTCGACTACCAGAAGATGCAGAATTCTGCTCCGTGTGGATGCCCTCCAAGCAGAGGGATGACGATGAAGAGGAATGAGCTGCTGAAACTGTTGAGAGTTGTCAAATTCTCGGGGTATGCTGCTGATAAATGTCCCTGCTGCGGCGCAGAGAATATCGGAAGTAAGTACCCTAGATGTGCCCTACAGGCTGCCATCGACGAACTTGAGGCCCTGCCAGAAGGCATAGCGTTCGTGGGGGTGGACATGGCCCGGTGGGAAGCTTATGATTTTAAACTGAGCCCCGGACATACTTACACCGTAGAAATCCAGTTCGTCCGACCTCCGGAGAAACCGTGACCCTCGCTGTGCTTTTTACGTATCTGTTTGGCATTGTTACTGGCGTCGCTCTTGTCTCTCTGTTAGGGAGAAAACCACAATCTTGATCAATAGGAAGGTGCTCTGATGACCACCGTATATCTCGGAAGTTACTGTTCTTGTCACTATTCTATGAAAACACGCGATAAGGGTATCACTACGTGTAATCTATGTGGCAGAATGTGGAAGGACGTACCTCGCCCCGGCTCGATGAATGGCTTCGATGTCGTGGAAATCTTCGCAACACCCGAGGGGACTCCTGGTATCACAGTAACTGTTCCTGAGATCTCCCCTTCCCTATCGATGACACCGGACCTCTCCGGTGTTTGCGCTCATTGTAAAACACCCAGTAATCACGCACTCAACCACAACCGCAGTTTATGCTATGACTGTTCAGAGGCACGACGATGAAACTCCTGTCTGAAAAGAAAAGCAAAAAACTCCTCAAGAAAATCCGTAAATATATCGACAGTTCCGAGTTCGATGCCACCGTGAAGTATCACAAGATGTTGGGGAAATATCTCTTCAAGTCCTATACTCGTGGCTTTGGGGAGGCGGGGGTGCAGCCCGGTGATTCCTACAGCTTGCTTTGTGTCCACGAGGATCTTCTTTGGAATATGGCCAGACTGGGCGATGAATCTTTTTATGGGACCTTGGACATCTTGCTGTCCTCGGATTTCTCATGAATTACGTCTACGATATTGCCGGCCGTATTGTGCGCGCGCGACGGGACATTCTCGACGCCCTGGATGACATGCATCGGATTGGCTACGGATCCACCGTGAGAGTGGGGGATCGAACTACGCTGCTGGCGACATGCACGGAATATAGGCCCGTAGAGGATCGCCGCGCAGGTTCTCCTCGAGACATCTCGACGATGCTGTTTGGGAGAAAAGCATGAGCGACGAAATGCTGTGGTATCAGATCGCACAACTGGAAGCGAAGCTCGAACTTGTCACAAAAGATCGAGATGAATGGGCCGCTCTAGCCAAAGAGTTTGCGCTAGATCTCGCGGACATAGCCTCATTGAAGGCTCGAATAAAGTTTCTCGAAGACTGGACTGCAGGAAACGACCTGCCCTCCGATCAGGCGAAGTTATGATCATCGCCATCGACCCAGGCATCTCGACAGGATGGTGCCACATCACACCCGCTGGTATTCTAGCTTGCGGGCGGGGAGAAGATTTCATACCTTCAGCATGGGGGCAGAAGGAGCTTACCGCGGTCATCGAAGATCAGGAGGTCTACCCCCAGACCCCCGCTTCCCAAGCCAACAATCTCATCACCCTCGCTCACCGCGTAGGCCGGTACCAAGAGCGCCTTGAAAGCCGCGGCCCTGCCCCTTCCTTAGTTTTGCCGAAACTTTGGAAGGGGCAGGTCAAGAAGCCCGTGCACCATGCCAGGATGTACACCAAGCTTACCTCCGTGGAGCGCAAGGTTGTGGATGCCGTCACCTCCAAAATCCCCGAGAAAGCAACAGAGGATGTCCTTGATGCCGTGTGTCTTGCACTATGGAAATTGGGCCGGCTCCCTAAGTCCGGTCAATCCACCTAGGAGTTACCATGTCCGTGAATATCGTTGAGATCATCAAACTGTACGACACCGATCCATTAGCTCAGGTGCTCTTCGATCGTTGGGCTGGTAACCAGGATGTCGGGAGTCCCCCCAATGAATCTGTCAACGTATGCATCGATACCCTACGAAAGTCCGGAGTAGCTTTTTGCCGGAAGGCGGTCGTTCATGTTTTCCGGCGCCTCGAAGTGCATGGAGCGGGGCGTATCGTCGATAATCCTCGGGCTGGTACGGAGTTTACCTGGAACGTAAGCCCTGTCCTCATGTCACGCATGGCAACAGGGGAAAGACTTTCTCTCTGAAGGTCTTGACAACCCTCTGTCCATGCCCATCTTCTACAATATGAAAACGACGCACTTCGGCATCCAGTTCTACTACGGGGACTTTGAACTCGTGGGCTTCTCGTCCCCCGTGGCCATGATCCAGTGGGTTTCCGACCTCCCGCCTGGAGATGATCTGCACATCCGAGGACCGGCTACAGTAGTGGACAGCAAGGTCTATACTCGAGACTGCGGCATCTTCGAATTCGAGGATTTCACCCCCTTCTTCCCAGCAGAGCGCGCCGAGAAAGAAACTTTGCGCTACGTATATGATCCGGAGGCCGTGTGAAACACCACCTTGCCACCCTCTCTTACCATGGCCGGGTTACTATTACCCGGACACCCGACGGAGGGTTTTTTGTTCGGTTCGAACAAGAAGATCAGAGGGTCCAGACTTGGAACAAATCTCTCAAAGCCGCGGTACGCAGAGTCTACGTAAATGCCCGCAAACAGGAGCTCCTCAATGTCAGGTAAGTGTATGTGTTGCTCGATGATTAAACTTTCTGCCAGCACTCCTGTGACCTTTTTTACAGGGATGGCCATTGGAGTCTTGTCGTTGGCGCGAGCGTACCCTCTTGTCCTTTGTCCGAAGCATGATGCCGAGTTCGCACGGTCATTGGACAAAATCCAAGATGAAGTGGACCGTCTGGAAGAAGCAGACGCAGATTCTGCTCCTCTCTCGCCGGGGACTTTTCTCAACTGACCTCTTGACACCGTTCGTAGGAGACCTATCTTACTGGCTGCAGACGGAGGATGACATGACGCTCGACGGTATGATTTACGAATACGCGGTTCAGGTGGGCATAGTTCGGGAAAATGACGAGTTCGAGGATGAGCCTTCCCTCGAGGATTTCCTTGCGGAGGCCGAATTCGAACTTGGTGCCGAAGATCGACAGTACGACGAGGGGGGATGATGAACATCCAGCATAGCAGCAGGCAAGACTCGTGGATGACGCCTCGGAATATTATCGGCCTGGTGACTCGCGTTCTTGGAAAGATCGACCTGGACCCTGCATCATCCTATATGGCGAACAAACGCATATGCGCGTCGAAGTATTTCGACGAGGCATCCAACGGACTTGAACAAGACTGGTCACTCGGAGGGATGCCTGCTGCTCTCTATGTGAATCCCCCTGGCGGCAAGGTTGGCAACAAGAGCAAGACACTCCTATTCTGGCAAAAACTCATGAGAGAACGTGATCTAGGGCACATACAACATGCTATCTTCATGTTCTTCTCTGTCGAAGGCCTATCAGTGAGCCAGGGCCGAGACTGCCTGCCAGCCACAGCGTTCCCGGTGTGCATCCCCCGCAAGCGCATACGATTTGATTGGCCCGGAGATGAAGCGAAGAACGCGCCATCCCACAGCAACGCGATCGTGTATGTGCCCGGCACTGTCGACCGAACGAAAGAATTTTATGATACCTTTAGATCTATTGGAGACATCGTTGTCCCTTACAATCCTGAGCGCGGCGCCGAAGATCGACAGTATGACGAGGGGGAATGATGATCCCTCTGTCGACGATCACCGACATCTTAGCCGCCGGTAGAGAATTTGACTCCCAGAGAGAAGGCCCCCCTCGACATCTGGAAATCTCCCCCTTCGGAGCCTCTCGAATAGTAGAAGTTCGTTGGACCAACGGATTGTCCGATGATGTGCACGTCTCTACGGCCATCGGTATCCCTTCATCCGCATTGACCTCGCTCCTATACAACCTCCGCTTTGGTTGCAAACTCGACGCTGAAGACCGGCAGTATGATGAAAAGGGGTACGAATGAAATATTGGATCATACAGGGAGAGGTGGAAGATGTTTGTTCCAGGCTCCCCGAAAATCATTTCGATGCGGTCCTCTGCGATCCGCCATATGGGCTCAAATTTATGGGCAAGAAATGGGACTATACGCTGCCCAGCGTTGGATGCTGGGAGAGTATTCTACGCGTTCTGAAGCCCGGTGCCTATGCGATGTCATTCGGTGGCTCCCGTACTTTCCACCGCGCAGACTGCAACGTGGAAGACGCTGGGTTTGAGATTCGCGACCATATCGCCTGGATGTACGCCAAGGGCATGCCAAAGCCGGCAACGACGATGGGCAAGTTGATCGACGCGCATCTCGGAAACGAGCGCCTGGTTGTCGGGCATAAGGTTCTGACCGGTAACGCAGGCATCTCGACTGCGGAGAAGGGCGGCACCTACGGGATAGGCGTGGGCTCCACGACCAAGACGATTGCCATCACCGGCGCAGGTTCCGAGCTGTCGGCTCCCTGGGAAGGTCACGGCATGGCGCTGGCTCCGGCGTGGGAGCCCGTTACCGTGGCGCGCAAACCCCTCGACGGCATCTACGCGATCAACGCCCTCAAGTGGGGGACTGGCGCGATGTGGGTTGATGGTTGTCGCATCGAGCGCGTCGGTGCTCCGGTTGGCAATTGGCCCCGCAACGTGATCCTAGATGAGGGCGCAGGACAGGTCTTGGATGAGATTGTCGGCAATCGCCCGTCACACCCCTCCGTAACGGCCAATGGGGGCGGCGGGAAGCGGGGCTTCAGGGACAACGGGGGCGCTGCGAGATTTTATTTCTCGGCGAAAGTGTCCAGTAAAGAGCGCAATGCTGGGTGCGAAAGCCTGGTGCTAAAGTCGGCGGGCGATTGCGTTGATCGCGAGGACGGCGCAGTGGATATCGGCAATGGGGCTGCAGGCGCCGGGCGTACTGGCGGGCACCGGAATCACCACCCTTGCGTGAAGCCTATCGCCCTATGCGAATATTTGGCGAAGCTGATTCTGCCTCCCCCGCGGTCCGACGGGTCGCCGCGCAGGCTTCTCGTTCCCTTCTCGGGATCTGGCAGCGAGATGATCGGCGCTCTTCTGGCAGGGTGGGATGAGGTCGTTGGCATCGAGCTTGACCCGGAGGATGAGGGGTATAACAGAATTGCGTGTCTCAGGATTGAACACTGGACGAAAGTCACTGATGACGACTCTTGAGCTCACCGATAAACAGCGCGCGCATGCCGAACGGATGGCCGAGTATGGGGAGAAAGTTCGGACGGAGCGTCTCGACCTAGAACGGGCTGTTGCCGTCGCCCGGGTTAACGTATCGACATCCAGACAAGAGCCCCATGACCTCCGCCTCCGACGACAGGAAGATCTCACAGTTGCTCTCACGGAACTCGTAAAGTTCCTCTCACGATGACCAGCACGCGCCTTTTGAGAGGTGGGTGGCACGTGTGTAGCCTGGCTCTCTTCGTGGCGCTAATGGGCCTTCTAGAAGCCTGCCTACCCTGGACCCCTGTACGACACTTCTCTTACGCCCCGAGAGAGACGGGAATCACCGAAACCTACTCTCACCATACCCCGGGCACACCTTACCGGGCATGGCCAGGTCTCGAAGACACCAAATAAGAAAAACCCCACCGAGGTCATCGGTGGGGCTATGTGCTACGCGTTACGCAGTAGCTCTCTGTTCAGTGCGTTTCTCTTTACGATCGTGCCCATCTCTGGATGAATCGTACACTCCTCCGCAGCGGCCTTGTAGTCTCCAGCCTTGATGAAGGAAGTGAATCTCGGGAAGCCAGAGAAGAAGTTCGGACCCATTGCCCAACACATCGAATGAATCGCGAGCTGAGCGTCCGAAGGTATATTTTCCCAGTTAGGAAAGCGTTTCGCTAGAGACCGATCGTTATCCCGGAGCTTGTCGAAGATGAAAGTCTCTACCGCCGGCCGCGAAAGCCGGAGAGCATTGCCCGGGAGTCTCGCAGCGTACTTCCACCCTCGTGATGCAGAGAATGGGTCTCTCTTTATAGCGTCCCATGCTGCGCTGATTTCGTTGTATGTGGCCAGACTTCCGTCTGGCTTTTGCCAAGGAAGGGAGAGGGCCCCTACTTTGGGGTCGATCAGGTTCCCCATACCGCACGTGATGAGATTCTTTACGTCGGCGTACATGTTGTACACGATGCCCTCAAGAGGTTCGTTGAAAGCAATCCAGCGATCTTTTACAGAGGGGTGCATCACTTCTCCTGTTCCACTCTTATCACGCCCGAATGATCTGCAGTTATGTATGCGTCAGCTCGATGCGAGGTCGTAATCCCCGTCGTGTCACAGAGCCAACATTCGGATTCATACCCACGAGATCCGCAACCGTCGCACCTGGGACAAGGGACGGCGGTCACGGGGTCGAGCGCACTGCATTTCACTGCCTTCGCCATGTCATTTTAGGCAGTGCGTTACGATCAACGATACGAGCATGACCGCAGCTCCGACCACTGCACCTGCTGTTGATCCGTACACGGCAAAACGAAGACGTTCTTTCCAGAGATCCACAGGATCACCCACCGAGATCGTGCTGGGCTTTACGGCTCGCCGATTCTTCCGGGAGGATGTCCGCGACACGGACGGAAATTGGATCAATTTTCCCATCGATCAAGTCTCGAATCCAGTCGGCGAACTGGGGATATGCTTTGATGAGCACGGAAAGCACCGAAATCGCAATGCCGATGCCGTCAAAAACGGTTTGTTCCTGTTGGTCGTCCATCAGTTTACACACAATTGGTGAAGGGTGTCGGCGAGATGCAGAGCATCGACCACCGTGGTGGGAAGAGCGAGTTGAGCGCCAAGGAAGATGCCCGCAAACTGCTCGAGAGCAGAGATAGCATCCGCCGAAAGGCAAGCCAGATTACCGGCCGTAGCATCCGACCACCCATCGACTGCAGCCTCCGCGCCGACCAATGAAGGACGGGCAAGGTCGTAGGCGTCCGCGCACTTTTTAGCAGTGGCGGCATCGTGGTTGGCGGTGGCATAGGTCGCGCAGGCCTGGTCTGCAATAGAGACTGCCTTGGCCACCGTGAGAATGGTGGCGCGTGCTGTAGCGCGGTCGGGAGTTTCAGCATTTTTGGCCGGGAGACATCCCGCACCAAGAGACAAGGCCAGAGTTCCGGCCACGAGAATCTTTTTGAACATGTCGTCCTTTACTTGAAAAAGTGGGAGAGCAGTGCAGAGCCACTTGCCCCCAGAATAGCAGTGATAGCAGGGAGAAGCCAGCCATATCTACGTTGCTGGACGGAAGTTTGATGCTCGTCCTCGACGGCCCGATATTTACCGCTGGCATCTGCAACGAACAGACGTTGCTTGATCTGATCGTCCACCCGAGCTTCTTCTCTTGCACGCGCGGCGATTAGCTGGGCCTCTACCTCTACTTTTGCCTTTTCTCGCATCTCTTGCTGCTCGAGAATACGGACGCAGCGGGCAACGTCGGAAATGACGGGCTGTACTACTCGGTCTACATGGGTTTTGGCAGCTTCAGAAAGCTGCGAGAGAGCCTCCGAGGTGTGCACACGTTCACGATCGATCGTCGCGCGCACATCTCGGATGCTGGTTTCGGTGGCCTGAAGCCGACGCAAGATAGCGTCGACCTCAAACTTACCGGTGTAGGTACGCCGTGGGAGCTCGTCAGCCATTACCTGATGAGCTTGTAACACGCGCCGGCATCGTTGCCAGCGTCGGAATGAGGACCGGAGTCCGTGCCCGAATCTACGGGCGGCGGGCCACTATCCACCGGAGGGGGTCCACTATCCACGGGACCACTATCGACGGGCCCAGAGTCCACCGGGGGAGGACCGCTGTCTACGGGACCCGAATCCACAGGACCACTATCGACGGGGCCAGAGTCCGTGCCGCTATCGACCGGGGGAGGACCAGAGTCCACACCAGCATCGACCGGAGGAGGGATGACGACACCAGGACATGCTGAGACCGCACCGCCCGCCGCCACCTGAAAGCAAAGGTTTCCGCCCGCCGAACGCGCCAACGATCCACCGGCGACCGCGGTCACCGAGTACACGCCGCCCGAGACCGACACCGTGACGTTGTACGTCGCAGATACCACGTCGGAAAGAACGTGCACCGAGGGCGCCGTTTGCGTGTACGAGTAGTGTGCCGAAGCGATCGAGGAGCCGAGGGGGAAGACCGCCACGGCGTTGATGCTGTCCTTGACTGCGGTGCCCATGACGTCCGAAGAGGCCACGCGCTCTGCCGCCGAGGCATTGGCAGTGATGACGTTGATCCACTGATTGCTGAGACCGGTGCTGTGCACCTCGCGGCGCATGATGGTCCCACCTACCGTGACGTCCGTGTTGGCTGTGCCGAGAGGAAGGATAGTAACGAGATGGCCTGCCGGCGAGCCAATGAAGTGGAACGACATCCACTGATCGACATTCGACGGGACCTGCGTGAAGTCGCTCAGCACGAAGGTATTTGGCCTGATGTAGACCATGTTGCGGGTCCACTTCGTGAGTCCCGAGCTGTACATCTGCTCTAGTTGCGTGCCCTGAGCGCGCACATAAGGACCACCCTCTTCATACTTTTCGATGTGCGTAGACGCTTCGCTGGGACCTCGTGTGCCCTGCTTGATTGAACCTCCATAGAAGGTATTATACAGTTTGCGCCCACCCCCATACCCATCGTTATAGACGTCGGTCTCCCCGCCGCTGTAGTTCGACGCCATTTGGCCAGTGGCATTGATCAGGATCGGAGTACCTCCTGAGACGACCGCGAAGCTGCCCTGATTGAATAGCTCCTCTCCGCTGTCGGAGGACCCAATGTACGTACCGCTCGGGAAGCCGCCCCACGTCGCCGAATTGCTCCAATCGGAGCGCGCATAGACCATGTTCGGTCCAGGAGCGAAATACGAGAGGTTGTCCTTGTAGGACGCGCTAGGGAGCGTCGAGTCGAAGAACAGGAACTTCTCCCAGTAGTCCCCACCAACGCCTAGCTCCGCAGAGAACGCGCGGGCCTTGGGCGCCGAAGATTCCCCCATTTGTGCGAGGAATTGTGCGAGCGTTGCAGCCGTAGCCGCAGGGACTCCAGGTACTCCGTCGCGGATCGTGCCATAGTCGTTCATGTGGTTGCGTGCGGGCCACGAGCCATACTGGATGTAGCGTGCTTCGTCACGTGCGTGAGGGACCTCACTCCACCAATCGACGTTCTTGGCCGTCTTCACGGCCCATTGTGCGAGCACTACGTTCTGGACCGCTCGGGGGCCGTACTGCCAACCCTCGGGGAAGCCGCCGCCGCCCATCGATGAGAGGTATCGGGGCTTGAGGAGCGCGCCATACATACGGTCCTGGACGTCGGTGAGGTAGGCAGCGGCCTTCACATTGTCGTCTTCGGTGGCGAGTGCCGCCGCCGTCTTCGCAAGGAAGTACCCGGCGAAGTAGTTGCCTAGACCATCGTTGTTGAGGTAGCCAGATGCATCGTAATAGTCGATCCATGCATTGATCGCCGTCACAACCTGCGTCTTCGTGGCCGACGTCAGGCCCGGATACAGCCAGTCGAAACCGAAGGCCATGCCGACGACGTAGTTACGGATTCCGTAGCCGTGGTCGAACGGGATGTTGACGCCCCCGGATGCAGCAGGCGTAGCCATGGCCTGCAATAGTCGGTTGCCGCTGTCCGCGTAAGATGCCTTGTCGGCGCTACTTGTGCTCACCTGGTAGCAGAGACCAAGCTGCATGATCGCAGGGAGATACGTTTCTCCTTGGTAGCCGCTGCCGACGTCAGGATAGTCCTCTTCCTCCTCTGCGTCGCCGTTTGGAATGACCATCGTGCCGGCCGAATAGCCGTCGCAGCGCGTCTTGAGAGATGTCCAATAAGAATCTCCGGCGGTCGCACGAGCGCGAAGTTGCGCGATGAAAGCCGGCGTGAGGATCATCCTGGCAGCGGGGCGCGCGACGGTGATGGCCTCTTCTGACGAGCAGACCGGGATATCGGGTCCATTGTTGACCGTGATGCAGGCCATCAGTGTAAACACGATGCCCAGAGTAAGAAACAAGAATCTTTTCATGTAGTTTCCCAAAGTTAGAACTAAAAACCCCAGTAAGAAGCTTGATACGCCTCGATGGCCTGCCTATCTGCAGGAGACACTGCGCTGGACGTGATGATTATTTCGCCGATATGCCCGTTCCAGAACTGGTTGCCCGGCGCAGGAGAAGACCCGATCATGAACCCGGTGGCTCCCGTTGGCGTTGATTGATGCGTGGTGCCACCACTTGTGATCGCCCGCTGCGTGGTGTTGATCCAGACACCAGGATTATCCGCGATGCCCGTGAAACGGTGGCAGCTCTTGAACGGGTTCACCCCATTGGTCTCTGTGACAGCGGTTGCGATGGTGATATTAGCGGATGAATTCACCCCATCGCCATAGACGAAATATATGCCGCCAGGCTGGAACAGCAGCATTGTCTCGTATACCGTAGATGTCCTAAAAGAAATCGGGGCGCCGTTACCCGTCTTGCCAACAATGAAGACACTGTAAGAACTGCCAGCGGTCACGATGTTGTTGAGAGCATTCGTGAGGACCTTGCTGCCCGTAAAAACTACCGATCGTTTGCCGTTGATACCCGTTGCGTTGACGGCCGGGCGAGTGCCCGCGGTGGCCTGTGAGGCCACCCAAGCACTAGGAGAAAGGTCCGTCCAGGACTGAACGAGGTTGGAGCCGTCGAGAGATACGCCCTGATCAGACCTCCACCAAGCTACAAGAGAGGGCAGGTTGGCGGGGGTATATCCAGCTCCCGAACCCACAAGACGCATACGATTGATCAGTCCACGAGGAATAGGCATATTGCACCTGGTTACGGGGAATTATGAGAGTAGGTACAGCTCTGTCCCTGTACTGTTGAAGATGCCGGACGCTCCAGCAGACAGTGAGATCGTGACCGCACCGCCAGCTGCCTTTAGGTTCAAGGTCTGTCCGGTAAGATTACTGATAGCTCGCGGGCCCGTGTTGGCCGCAGGGCAAGTCACCGTGCGAGCCGCCGTAAGAGTTCCGGTGAAGACTACTGCATAGTTGATCCAGTCCTCACGGCTCACCGTGTAATCTGCATCCGTCATCGCCAGCGGGACGCGGCCGGTCCTACCTTCGTGGGCGAACGTGACACGTGCTGCTGTTGGTGTACTTGTGTGGTACCACAATGCAGTGCGGTCATACTTAGTGCACGACTCCACATCGATGAATGCTGTAGCTGCGGTAGCAAATCCGCCTCGGACAAGGAAGCATCCTGGGGCACCAGAATTCATCCCGAACATGCATGACCGGAATGAAACCTTGCTTTGGCTGCCACCTACACCCGGGCCAAACCCAAGGTTGTCAACGCTAACCTGCTGCGGGTTCGTTCCGCCGACGGACGTGATGCCCTGAATGTTGGCGTTGACGATTCCGTTCAGCATGACATGTGTCTTTACGTTGGTCCAACCTTCGTCAGAAAGCCCGTGAGAGCCGGCAATGTTGAGCGTCCCACCACTGGAATAAATGCCTACGCCATTACCAAGAATGTAGCTCTTACCGGACAGAAAACTCTCACTCAACGTCTGCCAACCGTATCGGTAGCCAATGATCTGAATGTCATACGTCGATGTGTAGTAGCAGGAATCCCCCAGGAAAATGCCGGCTTGAGGAGCGGTATTAGTTGGAGTCGAAGTACACTTGATATCCCTGAATGTAGAGGAATAGCATACATTGGATGCTATGAGGCCCCATTTGCCGTTGAATGTGCATTTCTCGACGAGGCAATTGTTGTTGTTGTCCATCTCAAGCGCCGGCCCGTAGGCACTAAAGACAGTCATCTTAGAGAAGTTGACTGCTGTCATCAGCTTGCCGCCCGCGAAGTAGTTATCGTTATGGCTTGGCAGCCACGTCACGATATGCGTGGTGGAATCTGTGAATGGCCGTGAAGTGGCCCCCACGAACGCGCCGAAGTTGTTATTGAAGTCGCAATGCCATCGCGTGTTCACATTCCACGTGGGCTTGACAGCGAAATTTGGCGTGTATCCAGCAGGGAAGAGCGCGGGGGTATGTTCAGCTATGTCTTGAATCGTGAGCCATGCACACAGACCATCTGCATTGCCTGTAATGGGATTGCGCCCAAAGTTCGAGGAAAGGCAGCGCCCTCCGAATTGCGTCGTCTCCCAATCGTACTGGATGAGTGTCCCTCCTACTGCAGGATCTCCAACGGGAGCTTGAAGGACACCGTCGATATAAATACGGGCCGTCGCGCCGTCCCAAGAGCAGCAGACTTCATGCCATAAGTTATCTAAAGTGAACGAGTTCGCTGGAGTTTGCAGGACATGTTGGCCACCAACAGTCGTGAAAAGGTTGAACTGGATTGCGAATGGCGTTCCTGCTGCCGAATCATTCATATAAATGCTGAATGCGCCCTGGGCGGGTTCGTCGGAATTCCTGCCTCCATATGAGGCCAAAAAACTCCCTCCGTTCGTTGCCATGGCCGAGCGTTTGTACACGAAACGGATCTCCAGTTGGTTTCTTCCGTGTATCTCAAGGCCGGCGCCATACTTACGCAGCTCGATAAATTTCTCGAGGAAGCGATTTATCTCCGTCTTGATTACCGCAGCATTGCCACCGCTCCCTGATGTATTGGCAACCATCGGTAGGAGATCGGTATACGGACAAACCCAGATGGCAGGGCCGATATAGTTGCGCGCCTGGATGCTCATTGTCTCATCGCCGTCGGCCATCATGTGGATGCCACTGGTATGGAGATGCAACGGATGATCTATGCGATAGAACCCCTCCCCAAGCTTTAGTGTCTTCGCCGCATCGGAACGACCTACGGAAGCAGGAAGAAGATATGTCGCGTCGATAGCCGCCTGCAACACAGGCTGCGCGTCTGCCGTATTGTCGTTATTCGCTTTGTATGGCGCGAGTGCAGCTTGGACGCCATTCAAGCTCCAGATGAATGGGAGAACGAGTAGATTGCCCAAGGTGTCAACTACGCCAGCGACGATGTCCCCGATCACCGGAGGGTCCCTCCGGACTACGCGGCCCGTAGCATTCACGATCCCCCACGTAGCTGTTCCTGCGCCAAGACCGATAGTGGCTGCAGGCACACGATCGCCCATACCCGCGAAGGTTGTGATGCCGAGGGGCGGAATTGCCGGCGTGAGAGCGATACCTGTAGGCAGATTACCAAGGGCCAGTGCTGCTGTAGTTGCTTTTGTTACTGTAGTGCCGCCGAGGGTGCTCGCAGACGTGATGACATCTCCGGCGACCACTGCAGTTGCCACAAGAGCCGTGCGGACGATAGTGCCACCACCGCCTCCACCACCCCCATTACGGAGTGCATTATTGAGTACTGTGACCCACCCGTAATTTACCGATCCTTCCGTGCGTTCGTTGACAGCAGCGACACGTTCCTCGTTGTCGGTGGCGACGTATACTCCGAATGTAGTCGTGAGATTGGGGTCAACGACACCGTCCACGGGATTTTTGATCCCGTTGTTGACCTTGCTTTGGAAGATGATCGTCTTTGGATCGGGCGAAGGCGCGATGAAGGTCGCGACCTTGGTGACGTAGTTGACGGTCAGGCTGGCGTTGATCGCAGCAGCCGTAAGCGTGTCGTCGGTGCCGACACATAGGAGTTGCCAAAGGTCCACACCCGCAGAGCTTTGCAGAGTTATGGTCACTAGGCTTCCAGCCGTGACATTGGTTCCGTTGGTGGTGGAACCTCCATTTACAAGACACAGAGGTGAAGCGGCCATAGGGTATTGACTCTTACAAGAGGGTGGCTAAAGTCTCCCTGAGGAGAGACAGATATGAAATTCTTCGTCTTCGCAGTCGTATGCGTAGAGTTCTTGCTCTCGGGTTGTGCCCCGCCGGACCTGGATTTCTCGTGCGCCTACCCGAAGGGTAAGGCTACGTATCTTCTCACTCTCCACCCTCGGGTTGGGAGCACGTGCCCTCTCGACAAGAGCCACATCCCAGAGCAAACCTGGAAAGACGGATCTCTCGTAATGGAGAAGGAATGCACTGGAGAGGGTACACGCGACTACAATGCCTGTGGCGTGACTCTCACTATGCAGTGCCCCGAGTGGAAAACCGAAGAGGACGTCCGTTGGAGCGATGATTGGTCTACCGGCTTCGGTTTTATCCACTATGAAACGGACTCGTGTTCTTCGGATTACGATATCGAGCTCACGAAAGAATGATCACTTAGTGTAGAAGAGGCGGATTCGGCCGCTGCCGCCCGCACCTCCGACGGCCCCCAGGATAGCAACTCCGGTGCCGCAGCCTGCCGCACCGCCTCCGCCCCCTCCCGCCCCGGTGTTCGCGGCACCCGCACCCCCAGCCGTTCCGCCGAACCCATTGCCGCCGTTGTTGCCATTACCGCCGCTACCACCCGCTCCACCAGCTCCGCTGGGCCCGCCACCACCGCCTCCACCAGAGGAGCCTCCTTGGTAGGAGCCAGAGTTGCTGCCTGCGATATGTCCAGATCCACCTATAAACCCCGCGACAGAGCTCATGCCCTGCCACAGAGAGGCGTACCATTGGCCGTCGTAAGTGTTTGACAGTTCCCCAAATCCACCATCGCCAAACTGGCGGCTGGTGTAGAAATTCTGGGCTGCAGCAACCGTAGAGAAGATCCAGAAGTCGGCTGGGGGGAGTGTGTTCGCGGTGGTGCCGCCTCTGGACATGCCGCCGCCAAGAGAGCTCGTGGCCAAGGAAGTTCCGCCTTTGCCCCCCCCGGCTCCTCGGCCGTAAGCTAGGAAGGGACCGCCGCCGAAGACGCTGTCATTGCCTGCTCCGCCGTTGCCGGCCGTGCCGCCTGCGGATGCCGTTCCCCCCGCCCCTCCGGTGCCTACGGTATAGACATACGTGGTGCCAGGTGAGACATCGACGGTCCTTCGGTTCATGGTGCTGCCTGCGCCACCGCCTCCCCCTCCGGACCAAACGGAAGTCCCAGTGAACCCCGAAGCTCCCCCTCCGCCCCCTCCGCCTCCATAGATCTCGACGTCTACCTGCGTGATGCCACGAGGGCAGGTCCAAGAGCCGCTGGTGAGGAATGTCACGACATGCAAACGGGACCCGGTCGTATAGTTCGCAAGCCGCCAGAACCCTCCGTTGAAGACGATTTCCGCGTATGTCCCGTCGTCACTGGGATCAGTACCATCTCCGAGCTGGATGAGCGTAGTTCCGCCCGCGTTCTTGATGATCGCCGAGGCACCAGAGGCCGAGCCCCATTCAAGGCATACACGGTCGCCCACTGCAGCTCCCGTGTTCGAGAACGTGTACGTTCTATCGGTGCTCAGCGCGTCGATCCGCACGAAAGAGATGCCATTCGACATATTGTATGTCATGTCAGCATCCGGCACTGACGTGTTAGAGGGGATAATCCTCCCGCCCGCGGTCGCCGATACGACGCTCGCCAGGTTGTCCGACTGCCCGCTACGCCTGTCGAGGCCATAGGTCGTGTTCAGATCGAGAGCATTGAGCTGGGCGGATGTCAGCTTTTCACCGACTGACCAATCGGGGGTCTTACTGCGCGTGATAGCCATAATTATACGTCCAGAATGTTGTTATCGAGGTTGTGTTCTTGATCGAGATAGAAGCCGGCTGCCGTAGGTCCTTCGGGGGACATATCTATCGGCGGTCCAGGTTCCGGCGCACGATACCAATCGAACGTGTTCCATACTGGGAGGATCGGGTCCAGAATGAGACCCACTTTGCCCGCCGCCTCGTAGAACTGCGCTTCATTGTATCCTGCAGGTTTTTGCAGTCGGATAAGGATATGGTCCACCGTAGAGAACCACGGATTACCCGGGAATACGCTGCCGTAGGGGTAAGACCCATCGGGAACACCGATAAGAGCAAGAGAGACATCGATGAACTCCAAACTCACGAAGACAGGACCCAACTCACGGGTAAGAGTGTCCGTGACATATTGATAGGTCTCGACGGCTCCGAATCGAGCAATGAGTTTTGAGACCCTCAAGCGACGTTCTGTATCAGAGAGATCGGGATTTATCGGGAGCGCCATGATCTTCTCCCATCGAGAGAGAAGTGTTGAGAGCTTGTTGGGGTCTCCTTGATTGGCGAGTCTCTGATTAGAAGAGAGCATCTGCCGAATGACTTTCGCCATCGCCAAGTTTCGGAGGTATACCACGGAGGTTTGATCCGTCGTGTAGGCGGTCCCCATCGCATTGTTCAGCGAGATTAGAAGGATCTCAAGCTGCGTTTGCCCCCCGCCAAACCGCCAAGGGGAGGATCGAAGGCCGCCGAACATTAGCTCACAAACAGCGTAAACTGCTGCCCGGTGGTACCATCGCTCGCAGCATCCGCTGATGTGAAGAAGTAGCAGAACACTTGGTTGGGGCTGACCGGGAAGTCGACGATGGGGTGCAGTTTGATGGCCTGCAAACCTCGCATCTGCAAGGATGCATCGCGGAAAGCTACAGACTTCGTCTGAACAAGGGCATCCACTACTGTAGAGGGCCAGATCACTTGGAGAGCTCCAACGCCAGATCGCACCAGCGTAGGTGCGACAGAAGGACCATTGCCCCAGACTGCCCAATGTTGCAGTAGCGTGGGTGCGGCAGCTCCGTTCATTTGCACGCGCACGATCGCACGCCATGCGGTCTGTGTCATCCCGGCTACGTTACTCGAAATCAGGTTGAAGAACCCGGCGTCAAGATCGGTTTGGGGATCCTCGATCGGGGAGTAGTTGATGAAAACCCCTCCGTAGGAGTCAATGTCGTCGATGCCGGGTAGACCTGCCATGGGGTATCCTTATGAGGAGATCGGGTAGATACCGATTCTGAAGGGAACGAAAAGATTAGGAGGATCTGTTACGACAACGGGGACAGCCGGATAAAACGTACCGCCCGAAGAAGTATTCGTAGTGATCCCATCATACCGAAAGGCATACTGCGCTGCCCCAACTTCCTCTCCTGCATCCGTGATAGCTCTCAGGAGGTTAGGTCCCATGCCGCTAGGCCAGGAAGTGACGGGAGGCGGATGGCGGAACCCTCTCACGAGCACGGAGGTATTGGTCGACTTTTCTCCGGGTCCCATGAGCTCGAACCCAGCTTTGATAGCCGCGATGTATAATTCTTGGTTTGCGCTCTGGGGGAAAATCAAATCGCCTGCGTTGATACCTACGAAAGGGGTGTCGATGGTAATTTCGTGGGTAAGTGTATCGTACGCGATGACAGTAGCTTTGTAAAGTCTCTGTTGTGTAAAAGAGAAATATGCTATGCGTGAGACGTTTACCGTAGGGGCAACTACAGGGGCGGCGATCGTGAACCGGTTGCTGGCTAGCACCGCCGTTGTTGGCACCGAATAGATAGCTGCTGTCGGGTTGATCTGAGGGAACGGTGTACCATCCAGCCACCCTCCGCCCGGACCGGGAGGGGAGCCCGTGGGTGCACTGGGCAATGCCACTGCGAAGGCGCAAGTCACGAAGACATCGGTGACCGTGGTGATTGTCGTGAAGATGCGGGTAGGGAGCGCTCCTTGGATGTAGGGCACGATTGTTCCAGCCATGAGCGTGGAGCTGATTTCCCTGCTCGGATTGGTCGCCGTCGGGGCTGCACAGACCGCAACATGATCCGTGCTTGGACCCTGGATGGTCGGATACACAAACGCTTTTTGAACGCTCGGAGAAGATTGCTCCGCGATGTTGATGACATGCTGCGGATTGCCATTGCCCGGTGGATTCTGGTAGTTTGAGAGCACGCGAGCGCGAAAGGCTTCGGGGTTCTCGACGTCTGTACCGTTGATGAGACCTCCGAGACCGACAAGTGCCGCGCTCGCGGAAAACGGAGGGGCTGTTTGCCAACGAAGGGACGTACCCTCAGGGAGGTTGGTACTCGCACCGGCGGCATCTGCCTGTATGGGAACCTGGTCTCCATTGTTGTACAGCCCCCCGACGGTGACCTCGTAGATCAAACCAGACGGGTCGATGAGCTGCTGTCCGAGTGCAATCGTAGTGGATGCAGTACAGTTCAAAACCACGCTGCCAAAAGAACCCGCCGGATTTCTGGGCTCCACGCCCACTCTCGCACCGGCCCGGATAAGGGCATCCCCCGCCGGAGCAGTGTCAGGGAAGATCTCGTCAGCCTTGACGACAGTGTTACCGTGGACAACAGAGGCTTCGTTGGAGAACGCCGTAGCTTCGACGTAGAAGTCGGATTGCGCGCTAACGTTTGGGTTGAGCACCCCACGCTGGATGAGACCTGCCTTGATCGTACGAAGGAAGCCATCGCGGATCTCTTCGGGGTCGGGGACGGAGAAGGTGAAAAGGTCGGCAGACATTAGATGTTGGTCTCGTTCTCTTCGAAGTTGGTGAGGTCAGTCCAACGGATGTTTGCGTAAGCGCCGGTAGTTCCCGTGCGCAGGACCGTGATCGCCGTAATGGAGATGAGTCCTTCGTTCACACCTTCCGATAGGGCGGAGCGGATCTCCGAGGTGACCTGGGTCACGAAGTTACTCGTGATCTTCTGGATCCGACGAAGTTGCTGTCCCACATCCGAAAGAACGCAAGACCCTTTGTCGGTACCCATGGCGAGCTCAACAAACTGCTGAGCGCGGGTCATGCCAAGAATTTGCCCAGTGGCATTGATCACGTAATCTCTCGTCTTGGGATCGATCCGACGAGAGGAGAGATGTTTCGTACTAAAAGGGTCCCTAAAGACATCGGCGCCGGGAATGACAGCGAAGTTGATATCCCCGAACCCTGCATCCGTGTTTCCTGCTGAAGAATTACCTGCGCCGGGCATGATTGCTCACAAGATATGAGCGGTGCCTACGAGAGGACCGCCGCCCGGAGGGCTGGTGAAACCGAGGGAAAGCACTATTGTATTGGCGGCCATGTGTGTAAGAATGGCGGTGCCAACCCCTGTCCAGGCAGCGATGCCAGGAGCATCTACAGATCCTGCTCCGGCGGCGAGTGCGGGGCCTGCGGCGGGGTTCGTGAACTGCATCTGCCCCGCGCCCACTACTGGGCCGCCTAGAGGATTGGCTACGAAGGCATTGGGGTTGGCCTGGCCGAAGGCCACAACGTGCGCCACGAGGGCGGTAGCGACCCCTATCCAGGCAGTGATGCCAGGAGCATCGACGGAGCCCGCACCAGCGGCCATAGCAACCCCTAGAGTGGGTGCAGCTGCTGCCGAATATAGACCGAAGCCACCAACCGCGACTCCCGCCGCCACCATTGCACCCGGGAGCACTGTGAGGTTCGCTGGCATCCACGTTGCGATAGCGTCGCCGACGCCAATCCAGGCAGCGATGCCAGGAGCATCTACAGATCCTGCTCCCGCAGCCATGGCTACACCCAAAATGGGACCTGTACCTGTTAGGGGCATATCAATCTATCGGGCAGAAGGGGATTGGGACGTTGATTGTTGGTAACGCAGGAAGGCTAGGGATAGGGAATGTGATGGGTGGAATCGAGAATGAAGGTGGCGATGGGAAACTGGCATCAAGCGTCGGGATTGTGACGCTAATAGTGGGGAGGGCCGGAAGTCCGGGGATAGGAAAAGCGATGGGTGGAATCGAGAATGAAGGGGGAGCGGGAAAGGATGCATCAATGCTCGGAATGGTGACGCTGATGGTCGGGAGTGCTGGGAGCGATGGTACGGGAAGAGTGATCGGAGGGATTGTGAAACTCACGAAAGAACAGGAAGTGGCCACTCAAATCGCCACCTTTACAGAGAGCGATGCTGCGCCCGCGATACCCGTAGGTCCCCAGAGGACTGGCATCGTGGCGTTTGCACCGAGACTTACCGAGCCTCCGTTGAGAGCGATGCCCGTACCGATCAGTGTAATATTACCTCCGGAGAGCATGATACCTGCTCCGCCCTTTTCGACGATCTTGATGCCGTCATTGCCAATCGTGATAGCCCCGCCACCGCATGAGAGCGAGATCGAGCCATCAGTGTTTACCTGGATGGCGATTGAGTTGCCACCCTGGGTGTTGCCCTCCGCCGTATAAAGAGCGGCCGCGCCGTTTGCTTTGAGTAGCAGGCGAGCTTGACCTTTACCGTCCGTACCGCCGGCATAGAGACAGGTTTCTCCGGGAGCCAGGTTGCCTGCGAGCTTTTGCGCTCGCACGTCGAAGTATCCGATGGCTACATCCCGATCACCGCATCGCCGGACAAGTGCCTGACACGCTTTACCATCTGGAGTAGGCGCAGGGGGCCGAGCGATGAATCCCGGGGGGAATAGCATCTTGACGCCGTCGGAATCGGTCTGTTTATTGGGCGCATCCCCCGTTTGAGAGAGCACTGTGCCGGTCTCAGGGTCGACCTCGGTGCCGAGAATATCGATACCGTTTTGAAATTCTCCGGAGCGCAGGGGGGAAGACATTAGACCTCAGACTTCGAACGAATGTTGGCGGATCAGTTCCAGCTTGGTGAGCGTACCACGAGATCGAGACTTTGTAAAGGTCCTCGCCATTACCCAAAGATTCTCTTTGAGCCCCGAAACCTCGCAATCCACAGAGACGATCGTATTCACCGACCACACTGAGCCATTTGCTTCATGGCCTTGCACCGTGGGGTTGAAGGTAAGAGACTTTTTGAGACGATGCGCCATCTCCCGTTTCACATAGTTATTGAGCATCGTCTGATCTTTGGCTTCATCGTCGTGAAGATAAAGGGGACGGGCTTGTGGCACAGTATAAAGTTGGTTCGTTGCGAGCTCCGGAAAGGCCACTCTATTGGAGCTTGAACTTCTGAATTTGTTCGTGATGGCACTGTGAGCTCCCATGGGGACTTCGATGATCGGATTCTCCATATATGCCCAGCACCTGCCGGCGCCGAAGACTCCGTTCGTCGAGAAAGCATCCGCTACGATGATGCTTGGCTGGCTCTCGAGGTTGAGTACAACCTCGCCGTCGAGAATATCGTTATGGCCATCATAGCTGCGACGTATTGTATAGATCGCCGTGCCATCATAGGTAGGCTTGGATACTGTGATCTGCTTGCCGTCTGCCTGCGGTCGCATCCAGAGCCCGAGACGCTGGGAGATGCGAGAACAGAATTCGAAGGCACCTTCTCCCGAATAGGGACGAATTTGATGCAGCTTGTAGCTGTTGATGGGCGCTCCCAATCGCTTCTTGCTGTGAGACATTTTCACGCCTCGTACATTGCCCGTCACGATACCTAGGTTGGTCTCATCGTCGATCGTGAAAGAATCTTTCGTGTAGCCCCAAGGAGCGAGCGCCGCGGCCAGAAATTGCTCCAGGTTCATCGCCTCTTTGAAGTTCGTGGTCGGATCGATACAAGAGTCCACGATCAAGGACATCTTATCCCTGCCAGAAATCTTGAGCTCGGCACCGTCGGAACGGGTGGCGGAGTAGGCGATCTGATCGATATAACCACTCACCTGGAGATGGTCGTTGACCATCAACTTGATCTCCGCCCCAGGGAGCAGTGCATCTTTCTGCGGCTTGGTCATATGTTCCGCGGCGATCGTAAAACTAAACGAATCCGTGGGTTCCATATAGCTGGATGTGACCGAATATTCCTTCCACGCATTGAGTTGGACCCCGCTTTGTACGAGCTCCATAACCACGACGTCATTTTCTGGATTGTAGCGAGGAAGGACGGCCATCAGCGAATAGCTCCGGAATAGTAGCGCACCATCGTGCCGGTCTGCAAAAAGGGTTGGCCTACCAGCGAAGGATTGAGGTTCATAAGATCTACGATACCCGCCCCCGTCGAAACAGAAACCCCCGCCAACGTCACCGGCGAAGGGACCCGATAGAAGATGATCTTCTGGCCCGTCTGCAAGATCTTCTTGACGACATCGTTGAGCGTGTTCCGCAGCTGCCCGATAGAGGCCCGGATAGGCCATGCGAGCGTGGCAATCGCCTTGTTTGTAGCTTGCGGATTCGGGTTGATGATCGACTTCACTGAGGTCCGCGGTGGCGTCACGACTCGAGTAACCGAGTCTTCGATCTGGTTCAACCGATAGCTCACCTTGTCGATGACACCTACATATCGTTGCTCTTGCAGGGAAATCCGGTCGGTGATCGATGTGAGTTGGTTCACACTGTCGGCGAAAGTGGGCGCGTATACGGGGAGCTTATATTTGGCGTCGACAGTGGTGAGTTGGTCGAGATTACTGTCGAGAGAGAGGGCCGAAATCTCCGCATTGGCCACGGGGCTGTTTGAAGAGTCCTCGATGTTCGAGATGTCCTCCGGGAAGAGAGTCTCGACCCACGTCACCGTGACATCCACGCCATCTCGCCGTTCCCCCGTGAGAGATGTACGGAGCGACTTCACTTTGCATGTGAACTCCCCGAGCTCGGGGTGCACCAAGATGCCCGTTGCTCGGTCCGCACACGCCGTGAGGAACTGCCGGAAGGCGGTGGGGTACAAGATACCCCAGTTCTCAGACTTGCCCGGCACGATGCCATTACGGAAGGGGATGGTAGCCTCGAAGACAAGAGAGTTTCTTCCCGTGGCCTCTACTTGCACCCCATCGACGCCCCAGAACTTGTGCTCTGCGAGGTCTTGATCCATGGAGAGCGTGATCGTGGTGACCGGAAATTCGATGCGTGGACGGTTGACTCCCGTCCACGAACACGGTAGCAGCTGTTCTAGGATGTCGGTCATTGTGTTCCACCTCGTTTAGCGAGAGATGCTCCCGACGCCCCTTCGCCCGTACGTTGTTCACCTTTAGCGTTGGTGTTCGAGGTCAGCGCCTGCGTTAGATTCTTGATAGCGCTTTCAAGCCCCGAAGATTGCTGTTTAAGCACCGTGGCTTCCGTAATATCCGCCGCTTTCTTGTGGGCGCCCTTCAACTCAGGAATCCCAAAGGGGGTAATAACAGCATTTGCGGCACCCTCCCACGCAGCAGATGTCCCTGCATTCAGGGACGCCATAGTCCCTGTTTCTACTTTACTGGCGGCCCCGAGTTTAGCCTTAGTAGAGTTCACCAAATCTAGTGCTGCCTGTTTCTCTGCAGGGGTGGCTTTGCCAGATCGGATCTTGGTGGCCAAATTGGCCACGGTTTCCATTGTATTGCTGGAAGCAGCGTTGGTTGCATTGACTACGTCAGATGTCTGCATACCGACACTTGCACCCCCGGAAATACCGGCACCGGCTGCTAACAGCGCAGCCGTGGTAACAGCAGCACCTCCGGGACCTCCAACTTTGCCTCCGCCCGCGCCTGTGGCCAGGTTGGTCCCGGCCGCCGTAATCGCACTCCGGACAGCCGCACCGATGCCTGCGATCGCAAGCTCTTTGACGATGAATGCACCGACGACAGCTCCGAGTCCCGCCCACGGATGTTCCGTGAAGATCTGAGCCAACTTGCCTAGCCCGGAAGCAAAATCCACAATGCTGGGCGTGAGCTTAGTCATCTCCCCGGAAATTCGGATCACCGCCGGCAGGAGCTGGTCTCCAACTTTTGCTCGGAGATCTTCCATGGTTTGAGCCATCTTGCGATCGGCTTCTGCCCGGCGTTCCAGTGCGGCCTTCTGCGCCTGCTCCGGAGTCATCATCGCGGAGGTAAGCTCGGTGAACTCTTTCATCACCTTGGCCCAGGCCTCCTCGTCGGTAGACCCCCCTGCCTTTGACTTGTTGAAAATCTCACTCGCGCCAGCAATGGCACGAAAGGAACGTTCACCGAAGAGTTTGTGCTGCTGAGGGACGCTGAGCCCGCCCGTCTTGATCATCGCGTCATGCAAGATCTCCAACGGGTCTCTTAGGAACTTCCCTCCCGCATCCAGAATCTCTACACCTGCCGGTCCTTTGTGGCGGCGTCCTCGACCTGCATGTGCATCTCCCAAAGCCGCAAAAGACTCTCGGTGTTTGGCGATATCACTTGCGAGGTTCTGCACCGACGTCAGGGCTTCGCGAGGACTCGCAGCCGCATACTTCTTCGACATCTCGGCGAAGGCGGTCAATGTTTTGACGTTCTTGCTTTTATCCCCGATAAACTGGCCGGCGGAGGCCGTGATACGTCCGAATCCAGCGGCGAGGTCTTTGATCTCGACTGCGCCGTCTTTACCCATTTCAATGAGAGATCCTAGGATGGCTTTGAGTTCCTCCCCGTTCGAGACGGTGCCCGAAGAAAAAAGTTCTGCAGAAGCACTGGACATATCGTGAAGAGATGTGCCCGATGCATCTGCATACATAGCGATATCCTTCAGAATATCCATGCCTACTTGGAGTTCTCCTGTTTTTGCGGTGAAAACCTCAAGCCCTTCCAGGGCATCTTGGACACCTAGACCAGATTCCACTCCAACAGCAGTAGCCGACTTCAGCACCTGACCGGATGTGAATTTCTTGCCTCCTGTTTTGCTTCCGCTGAGAGCAATGCCTGCAGCCTGTCCACTTTCCATTGCACGAGATCGTACAGCATCCGCGATACCGAAGCCCCCCATGACGCCGAGAGTGGCCGTAGCAAAGCCCGAAGCGGCCGAAAGGCCTCGCGTGACCCCTCCTGCTACGAGATTGCCGGCGCGCCCCGACATGCGGGACATTTTATCGTGCGCGTCCTTTCGGAGCCGGAGCTCATCGGCTGTCTGCTTGGCAACGGCATTCTGTCGCCTCCGAGTCTCTTGCTCTACTGTGCGAGTTTTCGCACGTTCGTACTTTTCAGTCTCTTGAGCAAGTTTGCCCATGGCCAGACCGGCAGTGCGCTCGTACTTCTGCTCCGCAGCGATCTTAGCCCGTGCCCCCTTCTCGACAGAATTGACTTCATCACGGGTGGCTTTATCGACGACCTTGGACGTATTCTGTGCGAGCTGTGTGCGACGCTTCTCGAGGTTGGTGAGTGCCTGCTCGACGGACTTTAGAGCTTTGCCCACATCGGCAATACCGCCCACTTGGAGGTTGATTATGACGGGTGCTATTGCCATGGGGTCGTCTTACTTGGAGGGTTCGTTCACGCGTCGGAGATGCTCGATTCGACAGGAATGCCAGAGCCAGTATTGAACCGTCGTGAGTTCCGCAATTGAGCAGCCAAATGCCTGATGAGGTCGTTCTTCATTTCCGATGATAGCAAGTAAAAAGGGGCCACTGCGTCCGCCCCCGCGGTGAGTCTCGCGACCCATGCATCCATTTCCAGCTCTCCCATTTGACTCTTGATCGGGCCGAGTTCGGACTGCATCTCCGCATATGCGCTAACGAGCACCGCGACTTCATCGCCTGTAAGATACGCACGCACATCTGCAGAAGACGGAAAAAGCGGTAACTTCAGATCTTCTGCCCGGCGACATGCGCGAAACAAAATCTCCGACGTTACCGCCGTCTCATAGATAGAATCACGCCCCGCGCTGCGTTCATCTAGTTTTGCTACTCCTAGCAAGGAGCGGCAATATTCCTCCGCAGAGCCGGCTGCTTGCACGTGCTCGGAGGGTGTCAAGATCCAGAGAGCGAGTTTGCCTAGTGACTCTCCTGTTGACGGATTGTTTCGAGGGAAATCTACTATTCGATGCGGCCGAGGAGATTTCATGATCTCCACGAACAACTCGCTATTGGTGAGTGCCATGCGGACCTACCCGATCGGTGTTAGCTCTAAAACCCTACCAGCCATCATGACTAGCAGTTCATTCTTTGCCTCTGGGCTCAGGGTCTCTAGAGCGGTAACGCCCTCCTGTTGAAGAGCGTCCACCCAAAAGTCCAACTCCGCAGCATCAATCTTATCGATGCGCGAAACACAATCCGCCTGGAAGGCTAAGTATAAGCTAAGCAACTTACCGATCTCTGCGGTAGTTAGCATATCGTAGACCGTCTTACTGGTCAGAAAAAACTGTCGGATATCCCCGTTGTCGTAGGCGTTGGCTGAGATGCAGGCGCGTTGGATAACCTCCGCGCTGACCGCATTACGATAGATGTCCTCGTAGCCGATAGAGCCCGCCACGGAATCTCCGGGCTTGATCTTGAGCCTGTTGCGGGTGAAGGTTTCTGCCGAGATCGCCGCGAGGATTTGTTCCTGCTGCGAAAGCACCTGCATCGCGATCTTCCCAATAGGCTCGCCCGTAACCGGGTCCTTACGTGGGAAATCCACACGAGTGATCGGCCTAGGTAGTTGCTGCAGGAGCAAGAAAACTACGTCGGGGGCTTCACTCGTGTGGTCACTCATTTATTGCCAGTCCGCGGGCACGCCAACAAACGAGAACGAGAGCTTGCTCTCGGAGTTCACTGCGTGCTGGAAATTGTCGTTGATGATAAAACCAGTGCAAATAAGCTGCGCACCGTCTGTTATAATCCCAATCTCCACGACTTGCAAGGACAACATGAAGGGACCCGGATTTAGCTCAAAATCCGCGGAGGGGACCGCGCTCTCGACATCGATCGTGGTCACGAAGGCGCCGGGCGAGAACCCTGCGAAGCCTTTGGCCACAGTGTCGACCTCCTGCGCTTTGGTGTCTCGTTTGACCGTGACACTGGTTTCCTCGGTAAGGAGCTTACCGTTGATAGTAACCAGAGCCCGTGTATACAGTTGACTAGATGCCATTGCTTTATCCTACCTGGTCCACTGCAATTGCGAATTGGAAGCAGCAATCGATCGTGTCGAGTGGGATGCGTGCTTGCATTTGGGTTGTGTTGGCGTTGCCACGTTTAACGATGGTATTGGCCTTGATAGTGACCACGTCCTGCAGCAGGTCGTTCGCATCGTACTGGTCGATGAGCCCGAAAATGGTGCCCCTGTAGATCGTCGGTGTGACAACCGTAGGTCCCGGCGGGTGTGCGCCCTTCGGGGGGTCGTTGGCGATCTTCTTGCCACTGTGCTGAAGTTGCGTCTTAGCTTTGAGGTCGTCACTGAAGAAGTCGACGATGGTGACCTTGTGGCTGTCGCGGATACGGTAATCTTGCACCACCCCCGAGAGCGAGCGGGTCGTGATCCGGTTGACTAGGTATGTGCTTCGGTTCGGGTTGACGCCGATAGGAGACAGACCATTATTGAGCGCCGATTTTACGTCTGTTCGGGTAGGACTGGCCGAGGTGTCTCGACTTGCAGGCACGACCCAAAAGGGTTGCGTGGTCGCGTCATTGCCGAAACCGGCGAAGTTGCAGCGCGGATTAGGTCCGGCCACGTCTTCATACAGGCTCACAATGGCCGCCATGTTGGCCGCGAGCTCCGCGGGGGTCCAGGGCGAGAATTTCGACCACGAGATTTCTGCTCGTGCATTATTGAGGCCCGTAGCGAGGGTGATCGCATTGGCAAGCGTATCGACCGACCCGGCGATGACCCGTTGGACCATACCCGAAACCGGTTGCGCCTGGATGCCGACCTGCGTGCAAAGAGCAAGAAGCTGCGTAGAATCCACCGCCGCGGGGACGATGCGGTAGTACTTGGTGCTGAGGATAGTGCCGAGGGCCGTGGCATTGGAGTCCGCCGTTGCACCGCCAGACATGTACGCATCCGCAGACCCCGTAGCCGTCATCCCGATGCCCGATGTAATGGCGGTCTGGAAGCGGATGAGATTGCCGCGAGGTCCTGCGTTCTTTGCGGTTAGCGTGAGAACACCCGCCACCGCGCCTGCCGTGACCGGAAGAAAGGTCTGCGCATTGATGTTGAGAACTGCTGAGGCCGCAACCGACGTGACGGAGTCACCTTGCAGTACCGCCGTATCAATGACCGTATCGCCGATCCAGATGCGGAGATTGCCGCTGCCGGTAGCTGCGGTTGCAATCGTGATGACGCCCGTAGCCGCTGCGCCGGCCGAAGCCGTGACCGCGATAGCTCGGAGGGTCGTGGTGCGATTGATCGTCGTAAAGCGACGGAACATCCGATGAAGCTCGGAGCCCGCGCCGAAAAGATTGATGCAGTCCTGTTCCGTCTGGAGAGGCACCTGCGTGTCAGGTCCGTAGACCTGAGTATCCGCGACCGCGGAGCCGGAGGACGTCTTGTTGCCCATGAGGAGAACCTCACGGGGCGAAGAATCCCCTGCCGCGGGTCCCTGTGCGAAGTTTTCTTCGACGTAGACTCCGGGGACAGGATCGTTAGCCGCCAAGCCAGTGAGTACGATATCTGCCGATGCCATTATTTAGATCCTTCTTCGGATTTGGCGGCCTTTTTGGCCGCGGGCTCGCCAAAGTTCGGGTCAAATACGACCCCACATCGGACGGCGGTTGCGAGATCGGCGGCCCAAAGGTCGCCCTCTTTCACGGAGCGAACATATTCATGCAGGTCTGGTACTTCGACGGGCTCCGTGCCCGGGTGGAAGCTTCCTGCCTGGCGCTCGACGCCCTCAGCATCCTTGTAGAACTCCCCGCGTACGAGGGTCCGTCCGATAAACCTTCGGACACGGTTTTCCTGCGCGTCGATATCCGGCACCATCGCCGTACCGCGCGCCAAAACGCGAAGTTTCATTCAATCTCCGTTATTTGCCGGGGTTATCCGACGCTAGTATCAATGACAACAACATCAGGCAAAACCGTATCGGTTACATGATCCTTGAGATCGATGTTCACGATGGCTCCGCTGAAATCTTCATAATCCTCAGGTACGAAATCTGAACGTTCCTCAAGCTGCACAATTCCCGTCCAAGCCGGGAAGAAGAGCTTTTCTCCGTCATCGTATCCGCCCCATTTACTAGACTTTAGCCAGATGCGATCGAGTCCCGAAAGCTGCCAGGCGCTATCGCCCTGGATGCCACCCGGGGGTGTATAGGTGGGATCCATTCCCTGCTCTATGCGCTGAGAGATGACCTTGCTTACTGCATTGAGGATGGGCGCAAGGATTTCAGCCTGGCCCGCCGTAAGAGGAGGCAGAACGTAATTCACGGTCACATCACAATGGGCTCGAGTCCATATGCGAGTGCGCTCATCATCGGTGTCCTGCGTCCGATAGATGGCTAGCAAAGGGAATTTGAGCTGATTGGTGGCCAACCAGGGTGCCGGATCGAGCGGCAGACTCATACCCAATACTGAGTGAATTCCAGGAATGCCAGCCTTGGCAGCTTGGGCGGCGAAGCGCGCCCCCAAGTGCGTCCGAAGCATGGCAGAAAAGAAGTCCAGCATGTAAAAAAGCGCAGGATCCGCATCACGGAGTAGCGTATTTGTCGTGCTGGGATTTAGCGGGGTCTGAAGTCCCCCTACTTTGATTGAGGCATAATCTGTCATTTTACGGCCTCATTGATGAACATCTCTGCATAGTAATCGAGGGATCGTTCTGCCTGATCCCGTGCCTGCTGCATGAAGGGACGAGCAGCGGTGCCCGGATGATCCACGACCTTTCGGAACATCATCTCCCCATTCATCGAAAATGCGAGAGCTTTTCCCTTGGCTTCGATGCGGTGCGGCCGTGTACCAGATTCCAGCCACCTGGCGGCGCCTCCTGCGACGACAATCCCTCGGGCGGTGGACCTATCAACCGAACCCGAAACGGACGCCCTTGTGGCTCCTGTGACGTCTTTGAAGAGTTTGGACTCTTTGGCGGAGGAGACCCCATCCTTGACCGCACCCTCGAGAGCCGTATAGGCGGCTGCTCGTATCTTGAGTTCGAGCCCTTCAAGTGCGACGAGAGTCGCACCCGCATCGATGAACCTCACGCTTGCACGCCGGTCGACTGGAGATAGATCATATTGGTAAAGTTACGGATCGACATGTCGTAAAGGCGCTTGAACCAACGCCCATCCGGACCCATCGAATGCCCCGTGACGTGGAAGAGAACTTCGGTAGCGCTATCGGAAGGAGGAGGATCGAACACAAGCTTGGCTACGCCGCCGGTGATATACTCGGGGGTAAAAGGACCGACCTTCACGTCCTGTTGCGTCAGCAGCCCGCCGCTGGCTACGACATCCTTAGCGTTGATCTGTTGCACTCTGACCCTATATGTATGGTCAATGAACAGCTCCGTTACGTTGTCGGAATAGGTGCCAAGCCCTACCCGCTGGTCGGTCCACTGCCTGACCACAATGAAGATGCGGTTCTGCCGGAGATCGAGACGCTGGGGGATTTGCCGGATACGGTCTACTCTGGCAAGCAACCCTGTTCGGAAGGACATTTATGTATCTCTCGGGGTTGACACGCAAGGAAAGCGGGATATCTTGAGGAGTATGAAAACGATTCTCTTTGCAGCCTCTCTTGTCGCTCTCTTCGTCGGCTGCTCCGCCCAGGCGCAGGAAGCACCGGCACCTACTCTTCCGAGGGTTCATGCGTGGCAGAACTGGCCGGCGCGGGCTCCGCTTACTGCAGAGAACCTGGCGCGCAAAGGGGATGAAAAGCTCGCCATCATAAAGAAGAATGAAGCTGTTCTCGCTGCACAACGCGCAGACATCGCGCAGATGAAGACGGACCGAGCAGCAGCTGCCGTAGTTCAGAAGGCTCAGAATGAGCAACAAGTGCTTGAAGAACAGGCGGGCGATGATGCCGTATGTGAAGAAGGACAGGCAGCTCGTGTGGCAGAGGCTTCAGCCTACAAGATGTGCCGAGTTCACTACAATGAAGTCCAGTCATGGTTCTCTTCACATTGCCATATCGAAGACCATAGCCGGTATGTGGTGAACACCTACATCATCCGAGGAGAGATTCGCCGCTTTTCGGAGATGGTCGGAGACATAAAGACGACCACTGTCTGCATCGACATGAAGACCGCACCTAAAGAAGTCAAAGTTGTCAAAGGCAATGCAGACTTCACAATCGACTGTAAGCCTCCTGTTGAGTTTCACGTAGGCGAAGTTTCCTGCAAGGCCTCTGATGCGAGGGCGTCGGTCAATAGCTCGAAATAGCGTTTCCGGCCTTAGTGCCATTGAGACGCACGATGCCGATGGCATATGAGAGCTCGTCCCGCCAGTATTCGCGAAGCGCGATGACCTGCTGAAGAGCGTTGCCCCCGAAGTTTCCGGTCGAACCGCTGTTCGTGGTCCCTCCGAAGAACTCGATCTCATCCACTTTCTTGATGCCCGCGCCGGCCAATGCCCCGCTAAAAGCATCCGTGCCACCCGCACCATCGCCACCGCCGAGAGTATCGGCGATCGCTCGAAGCTTTTGCATGATGCCCCGAATGATCATCTCACCGGAGGCAACCGCTACAGGGTAAGTCCCTGCATGTCCCTTACTCAGGAGCAAGGTCATCGTCGTACCAACGATGCTCTGGATGCTGGCAGTCTCTTGACGCGCATCCGTATCGATGACCACCCGGTCTCCGACAACAAAACCTGTAGCATCCGCCACAGTAATCGACACGGAGGAAGGCGGAGATGTTATCGAGGGCACTTGGGTAGAAGTGCTCGTGTAAACGCCCGTCTCTTGGATCAGAACGGGGTATGTGGCCGAGTGAGGCTTTTGGAGAAGGACTGTGATCGAACTCCCCGTGACAGACTGCACCGTGCAGGTCTCCGCCAGGGAGTCGACGTCCACCGTGACTTTCGTGCCTACCGAGATGCCCGCAATCGACAGCAACGTCAACGAGACGGGGGTCGGAAGGCTAGTAGGAGTAAGGACAACGGTGCTCGAGGAGGTGATGGCCCCCATCGAGATGAAAGGTTTGAGGACCTGGCGGAAGAAGGCCACAATGCCTACATAGACCTCCGCCGAGGTGGTCAGAAGATTGTACCCCATCTCGTACATGATCTGCTCAATATCAGATTCGCTGAATGCCATATTAGCTCACATGTACGAGAAGAGGAGAAGGAGTAATCAGCCGTCGAGAGAGCGGGTGCTGCGATCGCAATATCCGAGAGCGTACAGGTCGCCGACCGCGCCGGTAACAACCCCCGTCACGAGAGCGATACGAGCAAAACGCCAGCCGAAGACTGCACTGGGGGCGGGAATGGCTTTCGTGACGATCGAGCTGGTGCCCGTAGTAAACACCACTGAAGCCGCGTTGTTGGTGCCATTCGCGAGATCGACCCACACGGTGGCATCGTTCGACACCTGCCACTTGACCGAAACCGTGAGGGTTGCAGTAGCCGCAGTGACAGAAACGAGTGCCGACAGGTCCTTGACTTTCGTCCGAGTATTGTCGCCGAGATTGACCGCGGCGCCGCCAACAGTCGAACCCGCCACGAGAGTAGACAAGTTGCCAGACGTAGCCTGGGTATTGTATCTGAGTGCCATTGTATATCCTGTATTCTTTAGGCCGAACGGAACGAGAGGATGAAGCGGTTGTCGGCGAGGGCAAAGGCCATCGTCGCTTCCCAGATCACCTTCGGGGTGAGGCCGTAGTTGTCATCGGAAGCCGAGCGAACCAGCGGTCGCGAACCCATGCCGCACATAAACGCGCCGGGGGCGAGGAGCTGACCGTGCGCAACAGCGACGCCGGAGCCGTTGACAGGAGCCGGGAGAGTCGTCGAAACGAAGACGTGGAAGCCGCTGACCGTACCCACATAGCTCTTGAAAAGCAGGTTGAACTCCTTGTGGAAGGAGCTGAGGGCCGTGTACTCCGGATCGTGCTTGATCTGTTTCCATTGCGCCGGACGGAGGACCGCAACGCGGTGCCCATCGCCGAGGGTCGGGAGGTTCAGATCGTCCATAAGCTGCTGACCGCGGCTAAGTTGTTCGACCGTCGCAGGGTATGCGCCCGCCGTCGGAATGCCCGAATCTGCGACAACAGCCTCGTCCGGGTAAATCGGGACCACTCCACCAGCATCGCCGAAACCGCTGAAATTCACGTCGATAAAACGATGATAGTCGCGTTGCAGATGCACGCCCACGATCTTGCTGAGCTTGTGCACGCCCATAAGCGCATCGAAGGACTCGACCGCATAGGGAGCAACTGCATTTGCGCCGACATCAAACGGACCCGCATAGCGGAAGAGGGTCAGGCTGGTCTGCTCACTGCCGAGAGAGGTAGGTGTAGTGCTGATCGTCGAGCCCGACGAGATGCGGCGGCTGGCTTCCGTGTACACCGTGTTGGTGTATTTGGGGCGATTGAGGCGGATGGTGTTGCCCGGAGCTTTGTAGAAGTCGAGCTCGGCGGCCATAAGCTCCCCGGGGAGAGCCGCGGCGAGGTTCAGACGATCTCGGTCATACGCGATGTAATCCGCGTTCACGCCAGTGACCTGGCGATCTTCGATCGCGAGACCGATCGCATCCGGGGTAGAGAGCTCCGCCTGGAGGGCGTTCATGTATAGATGTGCAAACAGGTACTGCGGCTCCGGCTGCTTGAGCAGCAAGTCCGTAGTTTTATCGTAGAACTCCTCGGGGAGGGTCGCTCGATTGATCGTAGACATTAGTGATTAGACCTTTGGGTGAGCCCCGGATATCCCGAGGGAGGATTTACTTTTTACCGTAGATGTCGGGGTGTTGATCCCCAAGACGGCTTGCGGCCCAAGGATTGGTTTCCCTGAGTGCCGCGTATTGAGACTTGATGGGTAGCGGAGTACTGCTGCCGTTAGCTGCGGGTGCATTCCTTCCCGCTGAGGTATTTGCGACAGGGGCTTTGGCTGCGGGAGCTTCAGCCGAGGGCTTCGCGCTCCACGTTTTAGACATCACCTTGATGGCTTTTAGTTGCGCAGCTGGGTCTTCTCCCGCGACTTCAACGACCGCTTCTCGCTGTGTCTCGGTGAGACCTTCGAGCTGGGACGCCGCATAGCCTTTGAGGGCTTCGGCCAGAGTAGCCTTTTCTTGTTCGACGCTGGAAAGACGTGCTCCGAGTTCCGCCGCCTTCTGCTCTGCAGTCTTCTGGGCTTCCCGTCGGGCGGCGAGATCAGCCATGGCCGTCTTTACCTCCGCGAAATCGGTGCTTCCCAGTTCCTTCAGAATCTTTGCTTGCGTGGCTCGTTCAGCCTGTTCAAGACGAGCTTTGATCCAAGTAGGTTCTACTTTGCTCTCAGCTGCTGCAGGAGCAGCAACATCAGAATCGGTAGACACAACTTCGGTTTCAACGATGGTGCTTTCAGTGACATCTGCCATAACTATCTCCTATCGCCCGATAACCCGCGGCGTCCGGTAATGGAGGTGCGAATCCGTAACTATTAGCCGACGAAGTCAACTGCAACGATGAACGACACGGGGATATTCGTGGCGACCGACGTCTGCGCAGTGCCAGCTGCATTGGTCAAGTTGAACGTCAGACCATCACCGGAGACCGTCGGGGGGTTCGTGTAGACTTCGACGCCATTGGCATCTTGTCCGGGACCTGCACAAAGTCCGTCACGCAAGGTGACGGACTTGCCCGAGCGGGTCTCGGCCGCGATAGCCGCGCCGATGAGGGGGAGAGCCGCCGTATCCGTGCCGGACGTAAACGCAGGAAAGTTAGCGGTCACGAGAAAGTCGAAACGCTGAGAGGGAGTCGCATCCGAAAGGCCAGACGGGTTGCCGCTGACCAGCGTGATGCCGAGGATCGTGCCAGATTGAAGTGCCATGTATAATTCTCCATGCCGATAGCCGGCTAGTGAAAGGGTGCCCGCTATTTCGCGGAACGCTGTTTAGTGATGTCACGAACAACGGCGAGCTTTGGGCCCTTCGCCGCATCGAGGAGTCGAGTGAGTTCAGTGTGCTCTTGTTCGAGCTTACGCAGGCGTTTGATTTCCCCTGCCAGGAACTTGAGTCGAGCTTTCGAGGCCCCTATGACATTGAAAGGGCCCTGCTCTTTAGGGATCGGCGCGGCTTTGGGAGCCTTGGGCTTTGCAGGTGCTACTGCAACGGGGGTTGCCTCTTCAATTCGCAATCCTGTATCTGTATCCACATAGCTGCGGAGATCTTGATTATACTGGATGGCCATCAGCCGAACCGCTCCGTGTAGGGTGTCACGGTGATCTTTTGACTCGCGCCCGCCGACGTACCAGCACCTGCTACCGTGACGACGCGAAGATTACCGCCAGGCATCACGTTAGTATAGGAATTCACCGCTAGAGCGACACCGGGTGCTGCATCCGTACCGCCGCCAATAGGCTGCATCGATATGGTGCCCGCGCCGTCGATAGCGAAGGTAATGCGGGTAGCCGCGGCGGCTACCGCGACTTGAGGAAAGTGAGCCCAGTCGGTCCAGTCGTTGACGCCCGTAGCGCGCTGCAAATAGACATCGACCGTGCCTCCGGTTGCACCCGTGAGTACTGCATCGACCATGAGGATATCAGCGCGCGAAAGTCCGAGGCCCGACAGAGAAGGACCCACAACGGTACCTGCCGCAGCAGGGGATGTATAGGTCGCAACGAGGGGGAGTTCTTTAGTCTTCATTTAGGAGCCTTCTTGGCCTTCGGCTTGGGCGCTTCAACAGGCTCGGGGTTTCCCCAGGATTGCCCCCCGCAAAGAGGGCAAGTCTCAAGGTCTTCTGCGAGCAGATGTGCGCACTCTTGGCAGTACTTCACGAGCCACTCGGAGGAGCAACCGGGGGGACCGGCGTGGGAGAAAGCGAGGGAGGCGAGCTTTGCTTCAGCCACGCGAGGACTGTGACTACGATGAGGGAGACATCCCCAACAGCTTCGCCCACATACTTCCGGGCGAGGAGCACACCTCCGATGAGACCGAGCAAGAGCACGACCTCTTTCCAGGTAAGATCTTTGAGATTTTGGAAGTTCATTTCGGTGCCTTGGCCTTCTGTAGTTTCAGTTGCTGTTCGTACGCACTGGTTTGCAGCTCGAGAGACTTCTCGTGAGCATCTTCCGACTTCTCTTGTGCGAGGCCCTGTTCGTCTTGTTGTGTGACTTCAGATTCGTGTAGGAGCTCTTCGAGATAGTCGTCGATGCTTTCGACCCCCAGGATGCCACGCAGCATCTTGACCGCCACACGCTTGGTGATGAGCCCGGCCTGGATGCCCGAGATGACCATGGTCATCGTCTTCTGCTGCTCGTCTGCGGTGGGTTGCGAATATGTGCCCCACGAAAGTTCGAGAGGGGGACAGTCCCATGACCAGACATCCGCCAAATCAGCGATGATGCTCTGAGCCTTCTCCAACTCGGGGATAGACAGCCCTTTTAGGAGCGCCATCTGCAACATCATGCCGTAGAGAGGGACGATAAACCCATCGCCGAAGTCTTGACGGATGTCATCACAACGAGCGATGAACCTCTCTCGTAGGGCGTCGAGCGCGGTGCCCGACATGGCTGCTCCTTTAGGGAGGTTCTCGTGATCGATGAACTGAACACCCAAGGCTTCGAAGATCTTGTTCCGTTCGTCGGCTGCAGTCTCAGCGATGGCCTTGAGGGCATCTCCTGGGAGAGTGTGCATCTCGACTCTCGTGAGCTCGGAGGGATACTGCCAGACATAGCCGGCGCCCTTCTTGCGAACGCCCTTCTGGATGTGAGGAGCAAGATAGCCAGAGACATTGAGCGGGTTGGTGCTCGGATTCGGAGTCCCCCCGAGAGGCGAGGAAGCAATCGGAGGATGCGCCATCCTACCACCCTCGGAGGGGTTATACCCAGGCTCTACGCCGGTCTCGACCCACTGGGGTTGCCCTGCTTTTAGGGCGGCTCCGTGGCGGGCCGAGAGCGTGAAATTGAGCGCATCGATCTCCCCGAGTTGTGTCTCGTGGATGGCATGGCCGTCGAAGCGGCCTTCAATGCTGCAGCCTTTCTCGAAGGCATACCAATGCACCGGACAGCCTGGGAAGCCATGAGCGATCTTACTCCGAACCGGACCGAACTCTACATCTAGTGGATGGTTGGTACGTATCTCTACAGGCTCCCACGTAGTTTCGTTCTCTGTGTCGATGACACGCTTGTACATCATAGCACGCGCTTTCACGCGGCCTCGCTCGATGAGCGAAGTATCGATGTATGGATACTTGATTTCCAGGCTGACCAGCTCTCCGGTCTCCTGATCCCATTCGGGAGTGCACCATTGCGGCTTCACGGTGTCGAGGCAGAGACGATTATTCTGCACACGGAAGACTACTGCAACAGAGGAGCAACTGGCTGCAATCTCCAGCGCTTCTTTACACACGGCCTGAAAACGAGCCTGCTTGGAACAGCCCTCTAGCGCACGATCAAGGACTTCTGCGTTCTCTTCGGGAATCTGCTGACCCTTGCTATCCCACGCGGCGCGGGTGGTAACATCAGGGAATCGACCTTCACCCAGCACCTTGGTGCGAATAGCGTCAATCGCGGCCTCTACGACCTGATAGACAAAACAAGGTGCGCGCTCCCATTCTGGGACCTTATCGCTCCAATAATCAGGGCGGCCTTCGTATTGCGTGCCGAGAAAATAACGATCGAGCAAATCGAGCCACTGCGCCCTCGGGGACATGGCCTCGAGAGCGATTTTCTGCGCCATGGCGTAATTTTGGATCTTGTTCTGGCGCATGGGGCTTTAGCTGTCGTCGTAATCGTGGAGCTCGTGACGTGGACCGTGGGTGTTTCCGAAGTAGTGATAGACGGAGTAGCGCAAACTATCCTGGCAATGATTGTTACGGTCCTCAATGTCGTCGAGGATGCGTTCGAGATTCTTCGGGTCTCGCTTACGCCTGTACATGCCCATCTCGTGAATGAGATGCGTACATGCAGGGTCCACAAAGAGCTGAGGAGTGCGACCGCCGAATTCGTCGGGGCGGGGGGACAGCATGGAAGCTACGATGTCGACGCCATCCTCGATCTTGTGAGTGGCGTGCTTGATCTTCTTACCAGTGCGTTTTTCGTAGCTGCGAATGGCTGACGGGTTGCTCGAGTCCGCATACCATTTCGCGGTGGGATAGTGCGTATGTATCTCGGAGGCGACCTCCGCCAACTCGTCGATAGTCTTATGGCTCTCGCAGTACTCCCAGATGACATGAGCAACGGCATCTTTACCGCGTCCGGCGACACCAACCACGAGGAAGACCGCGGGGTCTTCGTAACCGTGATCGACACCGATCAGAATGTCATCCCACTTGCCGTAGATTGGACGACTCTGCCCTCGCACATTCGCAAAGGCGGACTTCGTGTTTTCATCGGAAAACATGGGATAAACAAGGCCCTCCGCAGCATCGAAATCGCAAAGCCACTCTCTGGCGAAGGTGCTCGGGGGGGTGATATCTTTCGCCCTTTGAACGATCTTCGGATCGACTAGGAGCGGGACGTCGTAGGCTGTTGCGTGGAAGGAGCGGCAGGTTTCTGGATCGTTAGCGGGGAGTTCGCGATATGCCTTCCAGAGGAGGCCGTAGCGTCCGCGCCGGGGGGTGCCTGAAAAGACTGTAATCTTTTTGCTGTGCGGCTCTGAGAGCCAGGGGAGGCAGATGCCGTAGAAGATCTCTGGATCGATGTCGTCACATTCGTCTATAGAGACGTAGTCGCAGCGAAGGCCTCGGTTGTCGTTGGCGTTGTCAGCCGAGACCCATTGGATCCAACTTCCACTAGGGAAGGTCGCCTTGAGCGTAGTCTTGTTGAGACGCGCGCCAAGGAAGCCCCAATCACCATCAGGCGCGAGCTCCGCAAAGTAGTTATCCGCGTGCGTCCGATTCGCCTGTTTGAGGGTCGGCATCAACATCACGATGCGAACCCGGATCTTGTGAGGAGCCGCCCCGCTCTTTAGGTCTGCATCGGCCTTCGCGAGAAGGATGTACCAAAAGAGCCGCTGGCAGGTGCTCTTGCCCACCCCTCGTCCGAACGCGAGGCAAATAGTCATCCCCGGATTGAGAGCACGGAAGGCTTGGCTCTGAGCCAGCGATTTGGAGAAGTCTACCTGCATCCGGGACGTTAGAGACTGCGATAAAAGGTAAAGGGGAAGCTGCAACCGCCATCCACGCTGCCGTCGATGATGATACCTACGCCCTTAGTCCATGATTCATCAAAAGAAAAAGCGACAACCAAGTCCTCTTTCTTGCTCTCGATAGCATACCGGCATCGATCAGGAGAAACGGCGGTGTCGCCACGCCCGCGGAATACACCGTCTTCAAAGGGGAATGTGACATTCTTCGCGTACGAAGAAAGCAATGCTCTGCACTGAGGCGTAAGGCTTACAGGCTCTTGCACTGTAGCTCGGTATGAGACGAGCCCGGCAGGAGGAGTGCAGCGATCGGTCTTAGCCTCAGTAGATACAGAGATGAGGAGAACTAGGCAGATAACGACACAAAGGATAGCGCGCAGCATACCTCTATGCTACGGTACCTAGCAACCAGGTCAAGACTTTTCTTCGGGGGCGAGGACTATCTCGATCTTCACAGGCTCTTTAGGACCATTAGAGGAGTTGAGATCTGCCTCGACCTTATCGCTGATGCCCTGCCAAATCGCACATAGCCGGTTAGCCTCAAGCGCCGCTCTGTAGTCCGGTAGACCCGTGATCACATTCGGTGTGTTCAGCGCCAGCTCAGCCACCTTAGACGCCCAACCCGAAAGCTCAGCCCTACGCTGCTCCTTCTCCTCCGGAGTCAGCTGCAGAAATCGACCAGCCTCAGCCGCATCGTCCCTCACCGTCGTCCAGTGGATTCCCCACTCTTCAGCCAGGTCAAAGCAAGTATTGCGCCCATAGTAGCCGCCGCTACTCATCAGCTTCATCAAGTGCCTCACCCTCGCCACCTTCTCGGGCGTGCCAGGGGGCAATGGCTTCGTTTTATAGCTCATTTTATGCGCGCGGGTAGCTGATTAGTTAAAGGTGTGACTGAGGCCCTGCCTGGCCACTTACCTACGGACTTTCTCGCCGGCCTTTCGTACGAGTTCTTCGGAGCAGACGATTCCCTCGGCGGCAAGGCTTTGCTGGATACTTTTGACCACACGCACACCGTCGCGTTCGTCGGTAGAACGCTGATCGCGTACTATCTGTCGAAGCTCGCTGAGCCGGGTCTCACGCGTGATCATCGAGCGCATGTACTACTTTTCTACGGCAATGCGTTTGGCAGTTGACAGGCCGGGTATCCGGCCTACTATGAGTGACATGAGCAGCGCGTACCGAATCCACTCACGCGACGAGAGCCTCGAAACTCTGCTTGACCATAGCCGCAAAGACGGATGGGTTGCGTCGGACGAGTCGGCTGATACGCAGCCGGTCGGAATCAGTTGCTGCTCGAGGCTCGAAGATCTTGAGCGATACGTCCTCATGTACAGCCTCAACATTCGGCCTGGAGATGTACTCGTTGAGCTCAGTGGAGATTACAGCGACGACGATGATCGCGACCAGTATGCGGCTCGGTTCCTGCCGGAGAGCTACGACGTCATCTGCGAGGCGTCTGAATGGTTCAGCTTTTGCCAGTCCGCGCGCGCCGCGGTCCGCGAAGATTACAGCGCGCAGGTATATGTGGGTCGCTGATCATCCCGAGAGGCTGGATTGTATCCTTCGTGCTACGCATTTCGCCGATCGGCAGTGTGAAGGTAACAAAAGAAGATCAGTCTCGGCCCCGGCCGTCGTTCTCGTCATCAGAATCTGGATCGCCGGCGAAGATATTCGTCGAGGCATCCTCCGGCCAGTACTTATCGACTGCGGCAAGGAACTCTTTTACCTGCTCTTCGAGGGTCTTCTCCGGTTCGCTCATCACGTACCGGGGAACTTAGCGCGGGGTGCGCTAGCACGGACCGTAAGAGAGTGAACGCGTACTCCGATATCCTGAGACAGCTTGACCTCTTCAAGGTCGTCGGACGACACCGGAGCAGCCACAGGGACCACGCCTTTATCGAGCTGCTCACTCATCCAAGCTTCGAGGGCATCCTTGGCATAGCGGATGGCCGACACTCGGGTAAAGCCGTTTGCAAACTTCCCAGGATACTCCGGAAACGAAGCGGTCCAATGGCGACCCTGTTGCTCTACTTTGACGTAGGCGATCATGAGAGCACCGTACCCTTAGGAGTAAGGACGTTGACTTGAGGCCCCGAGTCTTTGGGGTCGGCGGGGGGTGCGAGAGTAATGTCCAGCTGCCCCGCGAGCCACCGAAGTTGCTCGAGCGTGAGAGCCGCGTGCTTTTCGCACAAGGGGAGAGGAGCGCTATGGCCGAGATGCAGGATGCCCAGAGCCGCCCCCGTCAAAAAAGAGATGTCCGAAGGGATACCTTCTCGAGCCATCGCACAACAGGTGCAAGGTTTTGACTGGGGGTCCATGGCTATTTCTTGCCCTTGGATTTGCCGCTCTCGCGGGCCTTCTCGTAGGCGATGGCGATCGCCTGTTTCTGCGGACGCCCCGACTTCACGAGTTCTTTGATGTTCTCGCTCTTCACTGCATTGGACTTGCCAGCCTTGAGGGGCATTACTTCTTACCTTTAGGGGCCTTGGGGGTGGCCTTCGCTTGCTCTTTGCGCATCTTATCGGCCGCTGCCTGGATGGTCGAATTTCTCTCATCTACGATCTTACCACTAGCCTTAGGCTTGGGTTCAAGAACCGTCTTGTCGTACTTTTTCGCCATTGTTCACCGGGTCCTTTCAGGTAGAAGAGAGCGGAGTCTGTTGCACGGGTCCCGAGGACCCGTCGAATAGTGGTTGAGGGGACCGGTCCGTGAACCGGTGGGACACGCCCTGCGATAAACGCTTCCCTCTCATATACCCTCAGGAGCTCAGGGCACTTTCTTGCCGATACGCTTGCCGATACGCGGGCCTACGACGATAACCCAGGTGCCTGCTACCTCCTTACAGCTCTCGATCTGAGAGACATTGTCAAGAATCTGGAGAGCATAGTCTCTCAGATTGCCCTCTTCATCATTGAGACAGCTTGCGATATCCAAGTACCACGCCCTACCGTACCTCTTGGCCGGGGCCTTTTCGGTAGCGCACCAGTGCCGCCACGTACGATGAGGGATAGCGGTATACTTCGCGGCCTCCGCGAGGGTAACCCATTTAGGGGAGGGCGGTCTACTTTCGGAGGGCATTAGGGGCGTTCCAGCTCTGTACATGTTTATTTGCGGCGAGGAGTGCGTCTGCGTAGAGCTCAGAGACTTCTCGCTTGGCGGCGGTACTCTCGGAGAACCCAGCGACTTGCGCCTCATAATCACCCTTGAGCGGCGGGTAGGCGACCGGGGCCTGAGAGGATAACCAACGATGCAGAGAAAGGAGACCTCGCGTAGGCTCCCGCACGCCGAATTCCGAATATACGGTCAGGACAGCGGAGATGAGATACCCCATCCCTACATACCGACCGACCGAGCGAAAGCGGTCCTTGGTACGTGCGAGCGCAGGGTATAGAGTATTCCACTTGTCGTCCCGTGGGGGTCCGTTTTCTCGTAGAGCTTGGATGCACCGAAGGACTCCGGCCACATGCAGCACCTCCTCTATTACATGAGGAGGGTCGCTCTCGTAACGATCTACTCTGCCGTCCCCCACCTCGAGCCCTTCGAGCTGCGCCCCCAGGATAGATGGTGCCTGCGTCCGGGTAGAAAGGATGTCGAGGACTTCGCTAAGATGCACAAGAGCCATGACACTACGCTACGATATATCGAGGGCCGTGTCCAGATATTTATGCAAGTCTTGCGTCACCTTCTACCGCCCCTACCCGAGCAGCACCACGCACATCCTACGCAGAACCCGGCAAAGAACACACATAGTACCAGGATGATGTACACGAAGATAATCTGCCACTCGGTCATGATGTCCTCACTCTACTCTGAGGATGGCCATTCCAAGAGTAAGTGTCAAGACAGGGTCGTCGAGTTGCCATAACGAGGTACAGAATCCACCCAGAACGGATTCCGTAATTTTAGAATTTTTAAGTTTTCCAAAAGCTAATTTTAGGTCGGCCGAAGAGTTTTAACTTATACAGGTGCATCAAACTTATACGCTAGGAAGGTACGGTAGGCAGTTTGTCACGCCCCCCGTAACGCGTCCAGGTCATGTAGGTGGTTTACGCTACGGCTTGTTTTTAGGGTGTAGCTCACTGAAACGCTGTAACACGTAATAAACATAAGAAGGGTCCGTTGCCCCCCCCCCACGCTCCACCACCGCGCTCCCCGCCCTCACCCTCCTCCCCACTACTACTATAATATATATACTTTATAAAAAATATATATTACACATGTTACAGAGATACAACCCCGAGAAAATAAGCTCAGATTTGTAACACCACTCCGACGACCACCCGTCACCTCCCGTTATGGAGGGCAACCAAAGAAAAAGGCCCGGGGATTAGCCGGGCCTTCATGAAGTCTATCTCTTCGGACGTCTAGGCAGATGTATGAGATGTCGGTAAAACCAGCCTGAGTTTGGGTTCGGGCTGGGGAGAAGCCTGAGACCTCAGTTTATCCGACATCCGCCACACTCGGATCACCTTATCCCCTGTCCTCATCGTACAGGAGACGCAGCCCATCCTTTTCAGGGAAATGCAGATCCGTCTCTGCTCTTTCACTCCGTACTTCTCGATCCCCCCTCCGGTGCCGGCGAAGAGATCGGTGAACATCTTGGACGACAGGACATACTCCTTGCCGGAGCAGTAGTCTTCGATAGCTTCATGCCACGGGTCCGGCTGTTCTCGGAACCCTTCTAGTATGATCTTCGCCCGTTCCTTTTCTTCGTTGGTAAGCCACCACTGTTCCCCTGCTCTGTAGAGATCGAGCGCGGCTCGCCAGATGGCATCTCGGTTAGCCTCAAGGTATTCGATATCGATCACCTGCTTCACGTCGATGATCCAAAATCTCCGCTCGTGGGCTTCGTCTTTGAGGATTTGCTTATCGTTAGTTGTGCACACGAACACACACTGTCGGGGCTGGTCCCAGTAGTTGGGGTCCCACATATCCCGCAAGTGGTCGGACGTTGTAGTGAAAAATGCTTTGATGTCCTCCACCTGGCTGTCCCGCATCGCAGCCATCTCTGCGATCTCAAACGCCCATTTCCCTAGGAGCTTCCTACTGGTCTCGATCTCCCCTAGCTTCATCTTCCCGAACGGAGCCATCCAGGCCTCCCCGAAGAGTACACGCACGAACGTGCTCTTTTTCATGCCGCCGCGTTCCTCATAGAGCGTGAGGGCACTATCCGCCTGGCAACCGGGCCGCATGATCCGCGCGACGGCTTGCACGAGGAACTTCCGTAGGAAGACCTCTTCGAGAGGATCGCTAGCGCCGAATAACCGACCTGCCAGGCCATCCAGGATACGGGGATCTGCTTCGGGGAGGGCGTTCAGCCAGATCTGCACCGGATGATAGTGGTTACGTTTGGTCGCCGTGTAGATCGCCGCACGGCAATCCTCTTCTCGCACCTTCATGCCGTGTCTCCATGCAAACCATAGCCGGATAAGGGTGATATCGTTTTTCGACACCCCTTTATCTTGCTCTGCATCGAGCTTCATTGGAGGGCCGTGAGCCTCCGGTCGGTTGGAGAAGTCGTTCCATTTGAGGACGTTCTGCCATTCGGCGGAGGAGATCAGTGTCGTTGTTACCGTATGAAGAGAGGCGCTCTCGACCTCCCCATTCACGACGAAAGAAGGGTCGTACGTATATTCATGTCCGGGCTTTGCAGGTGTCTCCACCACCGCCTCACGAGCGCGGAGGGCAGCGATGAGCGTTTTAGCGGAGGTCGTGCCATATCTCTCGATCCCGAGAGCATTGAGGAACTCCTCCGCGGCCGGCCAATACCTTTTGAGCGACTCCCCTCCTGCGACAGCCGAGCGTTGCACGGGGCCGATCCAAGCAGTGTCGTAATCTCCGTCTGCAGACACCATAGAGCAGGCATCTCCCTCATCGTAGCCCGCATCTACCAACGCCCGGGCGAGGAGGCGGGAGAGGTCATACTGCTCCCCCTGTGGAGGGTAGCCCTGTGTGCGGCGGATCTCCCTGGCCTTCTGGATGTCGGGTTTCCCTGCCCTCTCCCATAGAGGGTTCTCGCTTTTCTGATGCGCGGGTTCCTTGGTCACCAAGGCAACCGCCAGAGGAAAGCCATCCGTCACGAATTTACGGAAACCGGGTCGGTCGACTGGCACCACACGGGGCCGGGACATATCGGCTTGACCCTTGGATGCTCCGGGGATGATCTCCACTAGGCGTCGCACGGTGGCCTGGTACTCCGCCTTATAGGCCGGAGTCCTATCTAAGACGACCCAGACGGCCCACCGCAGGGCCTCGGGAGTAGAATTGTAGGATGTCCAGGCCACCGCTTTAAAGGGAGTGAGCGCCTTCCGGAGCTCCTCCTCGGTGACATGACGCTGGTCGACATCTATACGGGCGGCCCATAGATCTCGGGCGTTATCATCGGTGCGATAGGAATTCTCAAAACGCGCGGGATAGAGGAGTTCGTACTCTTCTTTGGCCTTACCATCAGGAGCTGCTTCTATGGCGCAGAAATCCTCCCAGGTGCACTCGATGTAATCGGTGATCTTGGCACTTTTTTTAGCGATGCTAGGAGATACTGAGAGGGGGTACATCATCGACGTCCCTCCTTCATTGTATCGACATCTCGGAGGTGAAGTACTGCGATATCCTCGTTATTCATGGGTCCTTTGGGCAAGCGTAGACGGTTATAGTAAGCTTAGTTCGCCTTGCAGTCAAGGCCTCGGCATGGTACACGTAGGGATGTCCGACAGCGAAAAACCTTACAAGATCAGCGCCTCACAGATCAATGCTTGGAACGACTGCAAACGAAAGTGGGCGTGGAAGTATATAGCTAAGATCTATCCGGATCCTCATCCCGCTGCCGCACTCGGCACGGAGGTGCATGCTCTACTAGAGGAGTACGTACAGACAAAGCGGGCATGGGCCTACGATAACCATGATGGGACTCCGCGCAAGGCTGCATACATCGCCGCAGAGGCCCTTGCGCATCTCCCCCCTCTGGCTGCGGCGCAGACCGAGGTCCCCTTCGAATACCGGGTGCCGGGTAACAACCTCATCTTCAATGGCTACAGGGATCTACTCCTTCCTGGCGTCGCGGTGTACGACTACAAGACTACCAGCGATTTCCGATGGGCTAAGACTGAGACTACCCTCCTCAGGGACCCGCAGGCGGTAATCTACGCGCACATCTCTATAGAGGAGTCCAATGTAGATGCTATCGATGCGACATGGCTCTACCTTCGAACCCGTAATCCTACTGCACAGCCTGTTACCGTTACCTTCACGAAGGAGCACGCGGCCCTAGAGTTTTCTTCACTTGTTACTCTTGCCAAGGAGATCTCTCATACACATAGTACCGTGAGTAACCCGCTGGCTTTGGAGCCCACTCCTACAATGTGCCGCTCTTACGGAGGTTGTCCGTACCAGGGCAGATGCAACCTCGGTCCCGTGGACCTCCGCAAGAGTCTCTTCACTCTCAATACCCCACACATAGGAATCCCCGATATGAGTATCCTCGAAAAGCTCAGAGCACGACAGGCAGCTGGAACCCCCGCTACCACGGCTAGCCCTACTCCGGTGCCTGCCATTAGAGAAGAGGTGCGCGCTGAAGAACTCGCAGCCGCCAAGGCAGAGGCCAGTGAAAAGTTCCCTGTAGCGTCGGCAAAGCTCGAAGCACTAAAGGACGAGAAGGCGGCCGAGGGCGAAGGCGGGGGGGTGACTGCGGACGACCTAGGATACGGCCCTGAAACTACTCTTCTGTCTGTTGGATATGGCCCAATCAACCCTCCGGAGAGTGTGTTCGCAGTGGCCGCCTCCGAAGTGGACATCCCTGCGCCCATTGAAATCTCGACAGAGCCCCCGAAAGCCAAGAAAACCCGCCGGACTAAGGCGCAGATCGTGGCAGACAAGGCCCCGGAATTTAGCGCCCCTCAGGACACCGTGGAAGAAGCTCGTGCAGTTGAAAGCGGGGCAGTGTCTCAGGAAGCGCCAGAAGACGATATTCCCAGCGTGCTGGCGGCAGCGGAGTGGCCTGCCCCCGAGGGGTATGTCCTCTACATCGACTGCCGCCCGAGCCGAGAGATTGAAGAGGCCGATGATTTCATCGCGGAGGCCAAGCAACAAATCAACGAAGCCGCCAGTGTCTCAGACTACCGGGAGATCGAGTACGGGAAGGGCACCGGCCGTCTCAGCAAGGTGACCCAAGAGCTCGTGAACGCAGCTAATCTCGACAGTCTCTACCTCTGTTCCTCTACTCCGGAGGGTCAGGCTGTACTCTCTGCCCTTGTTTCGACGGCCCTAGAGGTTGTCCGGGTGTCGCGATGAAAATCCGTGGCAGTCACAACACATCCTTAGAAGTACAGCAGGCCAAGGACGGCGTTATTCTTACATTTGGGAATTCCGTTCTAAGAGAGAAGGAGGACTTTTTTCTACGGGCAAAAGCCATTTTTCCTTTTGTACAGAGCATCCTAGCGGTACTGTCCGGACAGGGGGGCATCGATCGCAGGGTTTTTGCTTTCGGTACAGCCCGGGTCCGTTTCGATTCTCGGGACCGAGGCAAAGGGATGGTGTTCTGTTATCGCAAGTGGAACAGTATCGATGTATACATTAGCGTCAAGGGCGCGGAGAAGATCGTAAGAGGTCTCGAATCCTTGGACGGCTACTTTTCTTTGCGTCACCCCGAAAGTAATAAATGACCCCCATCCTTCATAGCCAGCCGTCGGTGTATATTCTTGCCGTAGGTGACCGAACCTTCATGAGCGCAGATATCGACATCCTTCAGGCCATTAGCCTAGACTACCTAGCAGCGGGGTGGGAGCCTTCGGAGATCTCGGAAGTCCCCTCGATAACCCTTCTTCCTTCGTACCGCCTGTCCTTCTTTTTCGTAGTCAAGAGTGTCACCCTGTATTCAGATCATCTGGAAAGCCTCTGCAAGATGGCCGACGGTGGGGGAAATGGCACGGTGTATTCTTGGGATGTCGTTGGTCTATGGATCCCTTGCTACGCCTCCCCGGTGACGTAATGTTCAATAAATCGTCGCTTTCTGCTACTGCCGAGTTCCGTCGTATAGCTGCTCTTCCTCGTCGCACCGAGAGAGATTGGGCCGCACTCGCGCTAGAACTCACCGCCGTCCTTAAGACTCCTGGAGGTACGTGGACCCTCAAACCAATACAGGCGCAGGCACTCATAGAGCTAGCGGAAACCGGGGGGTTGTTCGGTCCTATTCCCGTGGGGTACGGGAAGACTCTGATATCTCTCCTCGCACCCTATGTCCTAGATTCGGTACGCCCTATTCTCATTCTCCCGGCCGCCCTCGTCGAGAAAACTCGCTACGAGAAAGAAAAACTTCGGGAGCACTGGAGAATTCCCGGGAATATTCGCATCATCTCGTATGAAGAACTTGGACGAGTAAAAGCAGAGAGACTTCTACAAGGTCAAACTCCGGATCTCATAGTGTGACCT